TGCCTTGGGCTCCGATTCCTTACAAATAATGCAGTTAGAATTACCCCTAAATAAATGTAGAGATGCTACTCCTAAAGAAGTTGAGGAGTGGAGGGAAAAAGATTTCTTCTCAAAAGGAGATTTCGATGTGATGAAACTTTTTGTATTATACCCTTCACTTATTCAAATCTTCATGTTAGGATTAATGTTAGGAATCTTCTACATAAATGACAAAACATTTTAAAACAACATTACGATTATTGATGGGTCTTGGAAAAGAGACCGAATATGAATTCACTCCTAATGAGATATTACTGTTCGGTTTACTTTTGGGGACATCATTTATGATGATAATTGTTTGTCTAATTTTGATTGCAAACTATCTCTTTATATAATATATAGAGTTCCCCTTGTGGGACATAATCATCTTAGCATGAGTTTTGAAATCTGTCAATAGACTTTTGAAAATAATTTAAAATAAATTAAATTAAAAAAATATCAAAAACCTCTAGACATATGCACAGATATACAGTATTATAGAACCATGACTACTAAAACCAAAGCACAACAAGCAGAACATTACGTCAATAACAAAGAGTTCACAGCTGCAGTTATTGAGTACAATCAACAAGTCAAAGAAGCTCTAGACAGAGACGAAGATAAACCAATGATGTCAGAATACATCGGTGAATGTATCTACAAGATTGCAACTCGTCTATCAACAAGACCAAACTTCATCAACTATACCTATAGAGATGAAATGATTTGTGATGCAATTGAGAACTGTCTACAGTACATCAACAATTTCAATCCCGAAAAGTCTAATAATGCATTTGCATATATTACACAAATTTGTTACTATGCATTCTTAAGACGTATACAGAAAGAGAAGAAACAAGTATACATCAAACAGAAGTCAATCGAAAAAGCAGGTATCGATGGAAGTGGATTCACAACAATCGATGGACAACATGACCCGTCATTCGTCAATACTAATATTGAATGGATGCAAGATAACATGAACCCAGTGGATTACAAACCTAGAAAAGACAAAAAACCAACAACTACCAAAAAGAAAACAAAGAACAACCTAGATAAATTTACGAAATGAAAATAGCTCTATTGAATGACACCCATGCTGGTGTTCGTGGAGATATGGTTGCAATGTCCGATTATCAAGGACGTTTCTATGAAGAAATATTCTTCCCATATCTAGAAGAAAACAACATCAATCACATTATTCACTTGGGTGATTACTTTGATAGACGTAAGTATGTAAACTTTGCAAGTCTAAAAGCAAACAAAGAACACTTCCTTGAACCTATGATAGAACGTGGTATTACTATGGACTTGATTCTAGGTAATCATGACACGTATTATAAGAACACTAATGATGTCAATGCACCCGAGTTGTTATTGTTTCAAGAGAACAACGTAAACATTATCAGTGAACCCACTACTAAAGAGTACGATGGGTTTGAGATTTCATTAGTTCCGTGGATTAACCCTGAAAATTTTGCAGACACAATTGATTACTTACAGAATTGTACTGCAACATGGTGTATGGGTCACTTCGAAATTGAAGGTGCATTGATGATGCCTGGCGTTGCATGTACTCATGGGTTTGACCATGTACACTTAAAAAGATTTGAGAAAGTATTGAGTGGTCACTTCCATCAAAAATCAGAAGTGCAAAACATCAAATACTTAGGGTCACAAATGCAGTTCACTTGGTCAGACTATGGTGATAACAAATACTTCCATGTGTTTGATACAGAGACCCAAGAGTTGACACCTGTATTGAATCCACTTACAATGTTTGAAAAAGTTTTCTATGATGACACAAATGAAACATTTGATACCATCAAAGATAAAGACTATTCACAACTAAAAGAAAAGTTTGTGAAAATTATTGTTGTCAATAAAGACAACCCGTATTGGTTCGATGTATTCTTAGATGAGGTACACAAACAAGACCCATTACATTTATCAGTAGTCGATGACCACAAGAATATCGATTTACTGGATGATGATGAAATCGAGAACGTAGAGGACACTCTTACAATACTAAACAAGTATGTTGATAGTATGGACATTCAAGGCAAGAAGAGACCTCTAAACGATTTAATGAAAACCTTATATAATGAAGCTTTGGATGAACACAACTATCTATGATAAAATTTGAACAGGTAAGATATAAGAATCTACTATCCTCAGGTAACAAGTTTACTGAAATTAATTTAGACACATACCAAACCACATTGGTTATTGGTGAGAATGGTGCTGGTAAATCCACCCTATTAGATGCTTTATGTTTTGGACTCTATGGTAAAGGGTTCAGAAATCTAAAGAAAGATTTACTTATAAACTCTATCAATCAGAGAGAACTACTTGTAGAGGTAGAATTCTCAGTTGGTAGAAAGAAGTACAAGGTAGTGAGGGGTGCAAAACCAAATCGATTTGAATTGTATCTGAATGGGACACTCATCAACCAAGAGGCAAACCAAAGAGACTATCAAGAGATGTTAGAGAAGAACATCTTAAAGATGAGTTACAGGTCTTTTACACAGGTTGCAATTCTAGGTTCTGCAAACTTCACACCTTTCATGCAACTTAAAGCTAGGGACAGACGTAAACTGGTTGAGGACTTACTTGACATTTCAATCTTTAGTACGATGAGAGACATCCTTAGAAAGAAAGTATCAAACCATGTAGTAGAACTAAGAGACACAGACTATGAGGTAAAGATTCTAGAAGAAAGAATACACGGGTTGAACGAACAACTTGAAGCACTCAGAGTAAATCGAGAATCTAAAATCACTAGATATGAGAGTACAGTAAAAGAAACTCAAGATAATATCGAAGACTTAATGGAGAAGATTGGGTCTAAGAACGATGAGGTTTCTGATTTAAGAAAAACAATCAGTGACCTAGACCCTCAGAAAGACAGACTTAAACAAGCAGAAGAAGTTACAAGACAACTAGAATCTGCAAGAAAGAAAGCACTTCAAGAAGTAAAATTCTATGAAGACCATGATAATTGTCCAACATGTAAACAGGGGTTAGATGAAGAACACAAGAAGAAACATATTGAAGAAAAATCAGCAAAAGCTTCAGAGGTCAAGGACGCAGTGGTATCACTCGAAAAGACTATCCGAGAAACGAGAGAACGACTCGAAGAGATTAGGACAGTCCAAGATGACATAGAACAAATCCAAAAAGAGATTGGAGTCACTCAAACAGAAGTGGTATCTAATCAAAAATACATCACGAAGATACAGAAAGAAATTGAATTACTGAAAGGTGAAGTCAGTGCATCATCTGATACAGAAACAAAGATATCAGATAGTGAAGACAAACTAGAAATCCTAAATGGTAAAAAGAAAACACTTGTCGAACAAGGACACTACTTCGACATAGCTGGTCTACTTCTAAAAGACCAAGGTGTAAAAGAAAAGATTATCAAACAGTATATTCCTATCATGAATAAACTGATTAACAAGTACCTTGCACAGATGGAATTCTATGTCGGTTTTGAAATAGACGAAAGTTTCGAAGAGACTATCAAGTCAAGACATAGAGATGAATTCAAATACGATAACTTCTCACAAGGGGAGAAAATGAGAATCGACCTTGCACTCCTATTCACTTGGAGAGGTATTGCAAGAATGAAGAACAGTGTAAACACTAACCTTCTTGTACTTGACGAAGTGTTCGATAGTTCACTTGATGTCAACGGTACAGATGAATTCTTAAAACTTCTTACTACACTTACAGAGAAAACAAATGCATTTATCATATCACATAAAGGTGATGCACTCTATGATAAGTTTGAGAATGTATTAAGATTTGAGAAACATAAAAACTTCAGTCGTATCGCAGAATAGTATAAATAGTACTATGAAGAGTTTTAACCAATACATCACAGAAACCCCTTTGAAGGCAGACTTCTCAGATGTCTATAAAAGGAAAAACAAAAACAGTTTCAAACAGAAAGCACTTGCTGGTGACTTAGAACTTGAGAATGGTGGTAAAATGTTACCACTAGGTAAAGACGATTATGCACTCAATTCTATAATGTCAGTTGATGATGCAAAAGACATCGAAGATATTGGTGCAGTTAGAAAACACATCAAATCAAATTGGGGTGTAGATAAAATTGGTGACATCAGTAAAGACTTAAACGGGTTCTCTACATCAAGTGGTAATCCAAGTGGTGAAGACTGGGAAGCTCTAATTGCAGTTGCAGTTAAGAAAGAAAGTGGAAGGTCATTCGTAGAGACAGATGAGTGGAATAGAATTTCAAAGTACTGGGGAGACTGGGGTGATACTGCAGTTAAAATTGGTAAAGAGTTCATCAAGAGATTTAAAATTAATGACTTAAGTCAGTTAGGTTCTTCTACACTTCCAACATCTACACACTGGACTAAGTATGGTGCAACAAATAAGACACCAAAGACAGACCTACTACAAGACAAATATAAAATCTCATTAAAGAAAGCTGGTGGTTCACAGTTAATGTCTGCTGGTAAAGAAGAAGCAATTGCAACAGTCAATGCATCTATGATGACATTTGGTCAGACCAAAGCAGGTAAGGTTAAAATTGCATCAGTCATCGACACTCTAGAAGAGAAGATGGTTAAACTTTCTGAGAAAGGAACCGTAGGAAGTATCGAAGATTTAAAAGGTAAAAAGAATCTAACACAGAGAGAACTAGATAGGATTGCAGAACTAGAAGATGGTCATCTGAAAGCAAACGATATCAATAATAAGTTAGATGAAATCTTCACTGATTTAAAATTCAAAGCACATTTCTGTTTCGAAGCTGCAACAGGTAACATTAAGTTTATGGACGCACCAGCAGGTGCATCAAACACTATGGTAGTGTTTAAAGATACTGGTAAGGTGTCGGATACACTTACACTTGACACTCCTGAAAAAGCAGGGATGGTTCTTGCAAAAGGAAACAAGTTTTATGTTTCATTTAAATCAACAAGTGGTTCTAGACCATATCTTGCATTGAGGACTTCTAAGATGACTAAGAAAGACCTTGCAAGATTGAATGAAGAAACTAAGTCATTCAAACAGATTATAAATGAAGAGATAAATAATAGTGGTATCTTCCTAACAGAAGAACTACAACAACTAGACGAGTTTGCAATCTTTTCAAAACTTGCAAACAAAGTCAAAAATGTATCAACCCAAATTGTAAATAAGGTGATGAAAGTATGGGAAGCAATCATGAAGAGAGTCAAGATGGCATTCAACTACATCAAGAAACTTGGGAAGATGGCAATTCGAGGATTAATGAATTTCTTCGGATTGGATATTAAAACAGTGAAAATAAATGGAGGTGGAAAATACCCACTCCTATAATATATTATGTATGAATTAGTAGAAGAAGCTAGTAAAGTTTTACGAACCCCACCACCACAATTTGATTTTGACAATCCGTCTCATGACCCAAAAGAAATATCAGATAAACTGATTGAGTTATGTGAACAGTATAACGGTATAGGATTGTCTGCAAATCAAGTGGGATTACCCGTGAAGTGTTGTGTCATGATGACAACAGAAGGAGCAAAGGTATTCTTTAATCCTGAGTTGAAAGCAGTGTCACAAGAAACAGAGTTAGAGAAAGAGGGATGTTTATCTTTTCCCGACATCTTTGTCTCTATCAAAAGACCAAAAATAGTCGAAGTAGAATATCAAGATGTGAATGGTGAAACACAAAGTGAACAACTACAGGGACTTGCATCGAGATGTATACAACATGAGATAGACCACTTAAATGGAATCGTATTTCTCCAACGTGCATCAAGATTGAAATTAGAACGTGCATTGAAAGCTCGTCCTAAAGAAAGAAAAAAGAGATTAGAATATGAAGCCAGACTTAAAATTGTTGAAGAAATCAGAAGGAGAGCAGAGGAAGCTAAGGTTCATCAAGAAGAAGAACGTGTTGACGTACACGCAGATGAAGAACATAATACACTTCCACAAGACTCATCCGAATCTACTAAGTAATTACGACACTGCAGAACATTACAATAATCGTAAGATAGATTTATGTAATATCAGAACACACATGGTTCGTGATGCTCTAAGGTATGTAGAAACACTTGCACTCAATGAGATTGCAAAACATACAACTACAGTAATGTATCCTGAACAAACAGAGATTATGAGATTCCCATTAGGGAGTGACCAACCAACCCACATCGATACCTATTCAGATTTAAGTTCAGACGACCCTAATGCACCACCAATATTTCCACAAACAGAATGGGCTGCAATATGTTATCTAAATGATAACTATGGTGGGGGTGAATTGTGGTTTCCAAAACAAGAAGGTATCGAAGAAGAATTTGTATACACACCTGTAGCAGGAGAGATGGTAATCTTCGAAGGATTAAAATTCGAACATGGTGTAAAGAAAGTTTATAAAGCAGATAGGTACACAATACCTATGTGGTTTACGTCCAACCCTATGGACATGAGACCCGACCAACCAATGGATGTAGTCCAAAATGATATTGAGTACGGGTCATTTAATAGAATAAGATAGGGGCTGTAGCTCAGTTGGGAGAGCACCTGCTTTGCAAGCAGGGGGTCGGAGGTTCGAACCCTCTCAGCTCCACCACGTGGAAGATTGGCAGAGTGGTTGAATGCACCAGTCTTGAAAACTGGCATACCTTTACGGGTATCGAAGGTTCGAATCCTTCATCTTCCGCCATTTTTGTGTTGACTATAGGTCTCACTTTTTGTTATTATACACCTTATGCATGACTTTAAGAAGAACATATTGATTGATTTTCACGGCAGAATTGCACAAAAATCTCGTATTGAGAAATACATTAAGAATGTAATACATCATTATTGTCCTCGAATGAGAAGGGTAGTCAATGTGGATATCTACATTCACAACAGATTAGACAATGAGTGTTATGGTTTCTGTAGTGGAAATAAAAATCATATTGATATAGAACTTGCAAGAGGGTCAGGTGATGAGACATTTGACCTAGACTATATTATGTTAAATCTTGCACATGAGTTGATACATGCAAAACAATTCCTGTTAGGACAACTCAGTCCTACAAACTTTAAATGGAAGACCAAAGATTATAACGGTGTTCCATACTCTAGAACCCCATGGGAACGAGAAGCATACCGAAAAGAAGATTGGGTGTATGAAACTTTTTGGGTCTCAGGTACTTGACAATAACCCCACTTTTTATATATAATTAATAAATCGGAAGAACGAGACGCACATTAGTTGGTTGTGAGAGGTTGGTGCGTATAGAGAAGTTCCCCATACTGTTTTAAAATCAATTAAGACGTGATATATGACTGTGAGGTATGGACTAGGAACGAACAGAGAAGTGGATGAAAGAACAGTGTCGGTTCGGGGATTTCACGGTAAACGACTCTTCTTATGGTGGTTACCTACCCACCTTGATAAAATTCAGGTAAGGCCTGACTAGAAGGACACGGTGTAAAGAATAGGGTGCAATACCCTAGACATTGAACAGTCTCAGACACAACTAAAACTTGACAATGGGTCTCACTTTTTTGTATACTATAAGAGTAATAAAGAAAAGGAGAAAATATGAGTTGTGAAGTGAATGAAGTAATCAAAGAAAACATCCTTGAGGATGTTCTTGAGTTAGTCAATAAGGGTGACGTTTGGGATGTCATCTTCGCTATAGAAAAAGAATTTGGAATTGCCAAAGTACCTAGTCCTAATGGTGGAGTCAAGGGGTTTGTCAATGCATTAGTCGAGTTAAGATTCGAGGAGGCATGTCAATAATGTTATTTGATAATTATATAGAGGTTGGTCTTGACACCTGTAAGTTCAAAATTCACGGTGTCGAGTATACTGCAATTGTTTACGAGGTTAACAATGACCACTTAGTAGTTAAACCTATTAGTAGGACTAACTATAAAGATATCTATGAGACTAATATGGATACTACTTTTGACAAAATATTCCTTCCAGTTAATTCATTTGCAAACATTGAGTTGGAGATATGGATGGACGGAAGAGGTTGTGATAACTCTGCAATTGGTGTCAGTGGGTGTTACGAACCATACACTATGTTAATGTCAGAGGTAGCTTAATGAAGTATCTTAAAGAGATTACAGAATGGGATACTGATATCCCTAATCACACTTACATAGTAAATGAGAAGACTGAACTTGTAGGTTACATTAAGACTGGAACTAAAGAAGAAATCATCTTCAAGTCCCCAATGAAACAGTTCTCTAAATCAAGGAGGAAATTTATACAAATCAAAAGTTGACAATGGGTCTCACTTTTTTGTATACTATAAACATGACAAATTTACTAAGAAACCAAAAAGACTCTCTTGCAAAACTAATGGCATCAGAGAATCTATCAATCCAACATAAGAAAGTATCTACTGCATCATTCGATGTTAAGAACAGGGTACTTACTTGTCCAATATTCAAAGAGGATATGTCTGCAGAGTTGTATGACTTGTTCATGGGTCACGAAGTGTCTCATGCACTACACACTCCATATGAGGGTTTACACTCTACACTTATTGACAACAGAGTTCTTAAGGACTATCTCAATGTGATTGAGGATATCAGAATTGAGAAGATGATTAAGAACAAATTCCCTGGCTTAAGAAAGTCATTCTTCAAAGCATACGATGAGTTGATGAAGAGAGATTTCTTTGGTATTTCAGGTAAGAATTTAGAAGACCTATCTGCAATCGATAGAATCAATCTCTACTCTAAAGTAGGTGTCACTTCAGGTGTTACACTTAATGAGATAGAACAGGATTTTTATGACAGGTCTTTCAATGCAAAAACCTTTGAAGAGGTTGTAGAGATTGCACAAGAATTATACGACTGGTCAGCAGAAAATGAGAAGGGTGATGAAGAAGAAGTCGTTTCTGTTACAGACTTAACTGATTTTGATTTCGAAGAAGATGAAGATGGAGAATACGAAAACACTGGGTCAAGTACTGGTGGAGACGGTGATGAAGTAGAAGAAGAGAGTGAGTCAGATAACCCCTCTACAGGGAACGGAGAGTCCACTGAAGAGACTTCAGAAGATACCCTACCCGATGTATCAGACATGGGTAACGAACAACAGACACCTCTATTTGAGGATGCAGACGGTGGTACTGAGGGTGGTAAAGCAAAACCTCAAGCAAGGAAGTCTATCACTGAAAGAAATGCACACAACAACGAACAAAACTTCCAAGTTGATAACGATGATTGGAGAGTTAAGGAAAGAATCTATGCAAACATGGATGTCAAGACTGATGAAAAATTACAGTACTTCCTAAAGAATGCAGTCGTCACTGTTGATGAAATGGAAGAGATTATTGAGTATTCATTAAAAGAAAATCTAAAGAACAAAGAAGACAAAACAGAAGCTGACTCTTACTGGAATTTTGCAAATCATTCTTTCAAAAAGTTAGAAGCAAAGAACAAAAAGATTGTCAATCACATGGCAAAAGAATTTGAGATGAAGAAGTCTGCATATCTTTCTAAGAGAGCAATGTCTTCTAAGACTGGAAGGATTGACCTAACAAAACTTTCCAAGTATCAAATTTCAGAAGACATCTTCAAGAGAATGACTTACTTACCACAAGGTAAGAATCACGGTCTTGTTGTCTTCATTGACCACAGTGGTTCAATTGCAGATACACTATGTGACTTACTAGAACAAGCATTCATTCTAATGATGTTCTGTAAAAAAGTTAACATCCCATTCAAGATTTTATCATTCTCTGATGTTTACGGTGATGATAATGTAGAACCAAATGAGTATGCATATAGAACTGATGCAATCAGACTTCTAGAATGGTTCTCAAGTGACATGTCCAAATCACAATTCCTCAAAGCAGGTAAAGTTTTCGGAGCAATTTTCAATGCAAAGAAAGCTGGTGATGCATATGGATGGTTGACTCAGAAAAAATATAATGAACTTGTTGATTGGTTTGAGATTGACCACGATGGTTTCGAAAACTATGACCAATACGGAAGTGACTTGGGTCTAAAAAACTTAGACTGGTGGACTCCAAGAAGACTTGGACTAGGTGGAACACCTCTTGATGCAAGTATTGTATGGGCAAGGTATACACTTCCTAAGTTACAAAAAGCATGGGGTGTCGACCTGATGAATGCAACATTCATTACAGACGGTTACTCTCACCAGTATGACCACTTCGACTGGGGTGAAGGTGGAAGATATGGAAATGACAGATACATCACTGATAAAGTTTCAAAGAAAACCTACAAGTATGATTGTAGTGACAATGGTTTCATGAGAACTTGTAACCTAATCGAGTGGATGAAATCAGAGACAAGTGTCAACGTCAACGGTTACTTCATACTAGGTAAGAAACAAGAATACAACAACCTTAAAGGTTGCATTAGTGATGGTTACTTCTCATACTCACAAAGTGATAGAGAGTGGAAAGAAATCAAGAAGCAAGGTTCGGTTATCCCATGTCACGGATATGGTAAACTGTTCGTTGCACAATCAAAAGTTTTAGAAGTTGCTGGGGATGATGAACTCTCAGATGAATTAGTCGGTGAGTCAAGAGCAAAATTGACAACTGCATTCAAGAGAAATCAAATGAACAAGTCGACTTCTAGATACTTAATGAATCAATTTATACAGGAGATAGCATGAGAATTAACACAATAGATTTAACACCAGTGTATTACACTTCAACACCCACGAGTAGTTTTGCAGATGCAATTCAAAACGTGGGGCCATCTCCCTGTGAGAAATTCAAGTGTAAAAAAGTAAATGACTGTGCAACCAAAGCTATCGAATGTTTTGCATTCAGGATTTGGGTGAACACTGGAAAGTTCAAAGAAGATAAACTAGAAAGATTGATGAAACCTGTAAAATAGGGTTGACAATGGGTCACACTTTTTTGTATACTAATAACTGATGAGAAAAACCAAAGGAGACTATATTATGGATAAAAGAAGTTACGATAGAAATGAGTCGATTGACATCAATGGGAAGATGTTTCATTTCACCCCCGATAGGAAGGAGTTCTTAGCAACCCTTACTGGGACATATCCCAACCAAACCTCTTTCACTGCAGAGGATTTGAAGAATCTTGGACATGTACCTTACTGGGTCAAGTCTGCAAGATACAATTTCAAAGACAATGGTGTCTTTAATTTACAAGCAGTTGTTGGTGGTTACACAGGAACTTCTATTCCAGTGTCCACAGTCAAAATGACTAAACCTAGTCAGACCAATGTGGGTTTCAATTCCCCAGTTGCAGTTGCAACTGAAGCAGCTTCAATGAATATCATTGAAGACAGTGTAAAAGTTATCCCCGAGAAGATGAGCAACTATGTTCCTTTTGGACATTTCAAAGATGTCAAGAACATCATCAAGTCTAAAATCTTCTTCCCTGTCTTTGTCACTGGTCTTAGTGGTAACGGGAAGACTTTGATGATTGAACAAGTTTGTGCTCAACTGAAGAGAGAGTGTTACAGAGTCAACGTCACCATCGAGACTGATGAGGATGATTTGATGGGTGGACACACTCTCAAAGGTGGGGACTTAATGTTTAGAGAAGGCCCTGTCCTCAAAGCAATGAGAAAAGGAGCAGTCCTTCTTCTTGATGAAGTTGACTTGGGTTCTAACAAGTTGATGTGTCTACAGTCTGTTCTAGAAGGTAAAGGATACCTTGTCAAGAAGACTGGTGAGTATGTCCAACCTAAAGAAGGTTTCACAATACTTGCAACTGCAAACACTAAAGGTCAAGGGTCAGACGATGGTAAATTCATCGGGACACAGTTGATGAATGAAGCAATGTTGGAAAGGTTTGCAATTACTATGCAACAAGAATATCCACCATTGGTTACTGAAAGAAAAATCGTTGAGAAAGAAATGGAACTCGGTGGTCACGAAGTTGATAAAGAGTTCGTTGAGAAACTTGTTGACTGGGCATCAGTTATCAGAAAGACTTTCTATGAAGGTGCAATCGATGATGTCATTACTACAAGAAGGTTGGTTCACATTGTCAATGCATGGAAAATGTTTGGTGACAGAATGAAGTCAATCGAACTATGTATCTCAAGGTTTGATGAAGAAACTAGAAGTAGTTTCCTCGACCTCTACACTAAGGTTGACGAAGGTGTCAGTTTAAATGATGGGGATTATGAAAACCCTATTGACTCAGAGGAGCTTTAATAGTACAATGTCAGTACCTATGAAAATAACAGACATAGAATACAAGTATAATGAGGGAGAACTCTTGAAGGAGTTCTCTCATTATATTGACAAGACATACGACCAACACTACAGTCTAAACAAATATCAGTCTACTGAGTTTATAATTGACAGTGGTCATGGTGAAGGTTTTTGTATCGGGAACATACTTAAGTATGCACAAAGATACGGTAAGAAAAACGGAAAAAACAGAGCAGATATCTTAAAGGTTATGCACTATGCTTTGTTTATGTTGCATGTGCATGACCGTGAAAATAATATGGAGAAAGTGAAAAATGAAGTTATCTAATCAAACCAAAGATATACTCAAAAACTTTGCCACCATTAATAGTGGTATCAAAGTAACAGAAGGTAATGAGATTAAAACAATCTCTGCAATGAAGAATGTTCTTGCAAGAGCATCGGTAAGTGAAGAGTTCCCACAAGGGTTTTCTATCTATAACCTACAAGAATTCTTGGGTGCAACTTCCTTGTTGGAAGACCCCGACTATGAATTCAATGAGACAAATTTGAGTGTGTCTGATTCAGACTCATCCATGTCTTATTTCTATGCAAGTGACGGGATGGTTATTACACCCGACAAGATGGTGACCATGCCTGAGACTGAAATTAATTTCAGTATCACTGCAGACTTATTATCAGACTTACAGAAAGCTGCAAGTGTATTAGGTGTAACAGATTTGATTCTAGAATCTGATGGAACTAATCTTACACTTACAGTGAGAGACAAGAAGAATACAACATCGAATGCATTCTCTAGAATCGTGGGTCAAGGCAATGGTAAGAAATTTGAAATGTATTTCAAAATTGAAAACCTAAAAGTTTTACAAGGTAACTATGATGTAGCAGTATCATCTAAAGGTGTATCACACTTTAGTAACAAAGATATTGACCTTGAATACTTTATTGCATTAGAACCTGATTCAAAATATGACATTTAATATAAATAGTTTAAGGAAGAGAATAAGTGTGAGTGTTATGCCAGTCTCTGTAATACACACGGGAGTCGCTCTATCTCATCAAACCTCTAGGGTGAGTGACACAGTAAATTCGGAGGGGAGTTTACATCTATTATGAAACAAGAATTTTTATGGGTTGAAAAATACAGACCTCAGACAATTGAAGATTGTATTTTACCCGAACCAATCAAGAAAAGTTTCCAAGAGTTCGTTGGACAGAATGAGATACCTAATCTCTTATTGAGTGGAACAGCAGGAGTTGGTAAGACAACAGTTGCAAAAGCTTTATGTAATGAACTAGGTGCAGATTTTATCGTTATAAATGGTTCAGATGAGGGAAGACTTATCGAAACATTACGAGTTAAAATCAAGAACTTTGCATCAACAGTATCTTTATCTAATTCCCCAAAGGTAGTAATACTGGACGAAGCAGACTACATCAATGCAGATTCTGTTCAACCCGCTCTTCGAAACTTTATCGAAGAATTTTCTAACAACTGTAGATTCATCTTCACTTGTAATTACAAAAACCGAATCATTGCACCTCTACACTCTAGATGTGTCAACATCGATTTCAAGATTACAAACGATGATAAACCAAACCTTGCATCACAGTTCATGAAACGTGTGGAGAATATACTAGGTGACGAACAAATTAAATTCGAACCACCAGTAATTGCAGAATTGATATTCAAGTTCTTCCCCGATTTCCGAAGAGTGTTGAATGAACTACAAAGATATAGTGTCGCAGGTGTAATTGACAGTGGAGTATTGTCTACACTTGCAGATGAAAAATTAACACCACTAGTATCATGTCTCAAAGAAAAGAGATGGGGTGATATGAGAAAGTGGGTAGGACAGAATTCAAATCAAGACTTCTCAGTGTTATTCCGTAAAGTGTTTGATGCACTTGAGAAACGATTAGTACCCGAATCAATACCATCAGCAGTGTTAGTAATTGCAGACTATCAATACAAGAATGCTTTCTCAGCAGATGCAGAGATTAACTTTGTTGCATGTATGACAGAACTCATGACTGAGTGTAAATTTAAGGAGTAACTATGGGAGAGTTTGACTATAAAGTAAGAAGGCAAAGACAATTACTTGCAGCTGAAGAATTAAAAAATACAGTTGAATATATTCATGCACACAGTTTGAACTCCATGTGGTATGACGATAGACCCGAAGACACCGAAGGTGGTAAGAGTGTTATCGACATCCAATACATGGACGGTAGAATTGTTAGACATGTAAAGGGTAAAAAAATTACTATGGTCAAGGGAAGAGTCGGAGATGATTTGATTTACCATGTAGAAAGATTACTACATGATAGAGGAGAATCCCTTGAAGACCAATCCATTTGATTTTGTAAAAGCAGTATCATCTACCAAACAAGATTTGATAGTAGATGATGTATCCGAAAAACAGTACCAACCGTTTCTTGCAAACAAGTCCCTGTCGTATCACAGGGATGCAATCTATTTTGCACAGGAGATGAACACTGCACACCACCTAGACAACCGTCTACAGTTCTCTTTTTTCCTAAATACCTTACGTAGAAAACAGAGGTTCTCCAAATGGAGTAAACCCTACATAAGTAAAAAGATAGAGGTAGTCAAAGAATACTATAAGTGTAATGACCAAAAAGCACAAGAATACGTAAACCTTTTGACTGACTCACAAATAAAAGAATTGAAGAAAAGAATGAACAAAGGTGGTACAAATAATGGATAGTTTTGAAGACATTCAGAATCTAGTCGAGATTACTTTCCCCGAAAAAGATGATTTTTTAAAGATACGGGAAACACTTACCCGTATAGGTGTAGCGTCACGGCGAGAAAAAGAACTCTTTCAGAGCTGTCATATATTACACAAAAGAGGTAAGTATTATATCGTACACTTCAAAGAGTTGTTTAAACTAGATGGAAAACCTAGTACAATCGATGAAACAGATATCGGTAGAAGAAACAGTATTGTAACTCTTCTTGAGCAGTGGAAACTTTTAACAATATTGGATAAGGACAAGGTTAAAGAACCTATCACTCCAATATCTCAGATAAAGATTATCCCGTTCAAACAAAAGAGTGAGTGGAAACTTACATCTAAATATAGTATTGGCACTAAAGAATAGGAGAAAATATGTTTCAAGGTATAATAGATTTTGTTATGGGTATATGGAATTTGTTGATGATAGTCCCAGTGGTTATCTCAATATGTTCAGTAATCGTAGCATTAACACCAACCCCACACGATGATAAGGTATGGGCAAAGGTGTATAAATACTTAGAGATTTTAGCACTTGCCGTAGGTAAAGCTAAAGATAAGAATCCATTATTGGATAAGTAAATATAACTAACGTTAGGAGTATATTATGGAATATTTAATCGGAGCAGTAGTATTGGGTGTCTTAGGATACGCAATATACGAATCTTTAAATAAAAGTGATTCCAGTTCTAGTGTAGCACCAGTTTCTGCACCTTCACCTGTAAAAAGGAAAGTTGCACCAAAGAAAGTGGTACCACAAGTTGCAGAGTTGAAAACAATGACTAAGCAACAGTTGGTAGAGTTTGCAGACAAAAACAACATTAAAGTTGTCAAGTCTAAAACTAAAGCTGACATTATCAGAACTATTTCTTCAGCAAAATAAGAAGAACACACTTGAATAAAGGGACTCATTATGAGTCCCTTTTTTTTTACTTTGAAGAAACGGATATTATTATAAATAACAGTATGGACTTTATGTTTGAATTGATAAGTGAATTGGGATTTCCTATAGCAGGTGGAATTGTTATGGGAGTGTTCATATTCGTTATCATCAAACAGATTCTACAAGGAATCGTAGACCAAATAAAAACACTAACAATGTTTTGTAAATCTCTAGAGAATCGTGCAAGAACGATGTCCAACGAGATGACAAAGATAGACATGTTAGTCTCATCAGCTCTTCAACTGAGACCCGATATTGAAAGGGTTGCACGTGCAGAGAACTTCATAGAAGATGGGAAACTAGATGTAAGGAGAGACTAGTGGAAGAATTAAACATAGTCGAACTTATATCACAGTATGGTTTTCCGATTGTCATGGCAGTTGGGTTAGGTTACTTTATATATTATGTGTGGTGGTTCATTGGTGAACACATAGAACCCGAAATTGAAGAAATGCATATGGCATTGATTCGTGTAATCGACCAAACAAGGATGTTAGACCAAGACCTTATAAGACTGAAAACAAAAGTTGATGTAGTATTAGAGTATAAAGAAAATGAAAAGAAAAAGGGAAAAGGTAAAACCAATGAAAAAACTATTTCTAATTAGTGGACTTCTTGCATTCAGTACAGGTGCAAGTTCAGATATAGTACAAAAATTCAAGAACCCCAGTTTCAGTGGGGTAGGTACTGGAGCTCATTATCTCACAATTGAGAACCAAGAGCATTCACGGAAGAAAGCAATAGAGGATGCTTTGGAGTCAGCACGTAAAGCTGCAGAAAGAGAAGCAGAGAACTCAACGCTTGCAAAATTTATCAGAAACTTAGAATCAAGAATCTACTCACAGTTTGCAAAACAATTAGTAGAGTCTATGTTTTCTAACGACAACCCAGCAGGATTTGGGTCATTCGTACTTGAAGGAAACACTATCACATGGGAAGTCATTGTAGATGAATCAGGTACAGAATTTATACAATTAACTATAGTGGCAGAGGACGGTTCAGAAACAGTAGTTACCATTCCAGTAGGAACAGGTAACTTTGGTCAAGACCCTGATGGTGGTTAAAATGGTACGATATTTGCATCTATTACTAGGTGTCAGTATAATGACGGGGTGCGCATCATTTCCTCAATGGAGTGATAACCCCCAAGATTGTAATGACATAGCTGGTAAGTATGCACAAGGTTGGGATGAAGATTTTGATAATGATGGTGATGTCAATGACGATTTGTTGACTGTAGTCAAACAAGGTCATAATGAGTATAAAAAAAGGATTGCACGAAAATATATTTGTGTCGATAATCCTGAAGTAGTAAGACTACCATCGTACATAGAACTTTTAGAACTTCCACCAGCAAAAGAACAACCAGTCATTGCAGTATATAATTTTTTAGACAAGACTGGTCAAAGAAAAGCAAGAGAAGGTATTGCCGACTTCTCAACTGCAGTCACACAGGGTGCAACTGAAATGGTTATAGATGCATTCAAGACAGCAGGTGGTGGAACATGGTTTCGTGTTGTAGAAAGAAATGGTATAGACAATCTCGTAAGAGAGAGACAAATCATTCGTTCTGCAAGACAAGATTATGCAAAGGCAACAGACACTACAGCAAAGGGTGTACAACCCTTATTATTCGCAGGAATAATAATTGAAGGTGGTGTCATTGGTTATGATACAAATCTTTTGACAGGTGGTCGTGGCGCAAGAACACTTGGCATAGGATATGCAAAACAGTATCGTAAAGATGTTGTAACAGTAAGTATGAGAGCAGTATCTGTTCTTACAGGTGAAGTATTATTAAACGTCCAAACACGTAAGAGTGTTTTATCTTACGGTTCTTCAGGTGACATCTTTCGATTCATCGAACAGGGAACACAACTTGTTGAATATGAGGACGGCGTGGGAAATAATGAATCAGTGACATACGCGACACGAACAGCTATTGAAGCTGCAGTGTTGGAATTAATATACCAAGGACACGATAGAGGTTTTTGGGTAATAGAGGATGGTCATCGTCACCCCCATCAAAATGATGGAACAAACGATAAACATCCTACAAAAGAGGTAAACGAAAATGAATAAACTAATTAGTTTAATATTATTAATGTCGACAGCATTTGTTTTCGCACAAGCCACTGATGATAACGAAATTAAAATCACACAAACTGGTGATACATTGAAACTTTATATTGACCAAATCGGTTTTGGTAACAAAATCGGTGGAGACAATGGTTCTTCAGGTAGTGTATCTGCTGCAATGGCAATTACTGGTGCAACTTTAGAGTTTGATTTAGATTTTAACGGTAACAATAACGTCCTATTCGGGCCTGTTACTGCAGACAGTTCATATTACAAGTTAGACTTTACAGGTGACTCTAACGTAGTAGACTGGAAAATCGGTGACATAGGTAGTGCAGATTCTTCGAACATAAACTTTGATGTAACAGGTGGTAGTAATACTTTTGATTTAGACCAAGGTAGTGTATCGAGTGCAGAATCATTAAATGCAGACTTAATATTAATAGGTAGTTCAAACGTATTTGATATTGATTGGGAAGCAGATAACTTAACATGGAATTGGGAAATTACTGGTGACAGTAACAACATTAACACTTTGCAAAATGATGCTAGTGACTCTTCATTAACAGTCGATTTGACTGGTGACAGTGCAGACATAGACATAAACCAGTTAACTGGAACATGTCCGAGTGGTGCAACTGGGTGTGTATCACCTACTAGTATTATAACACTAGATGTTACAAGTGAAAATGCAATCATTCAAATCAATCAAAAAGATTCAGCTAACGATTCTTAATTTATTGTTATTCAGTGGGATTGCTCTTAGTAATCCCATTGGTGACGTAAAAGAATTGACGGGTGTTGCAACACTCCTACGCGAAGACAATCCACAAGAAATAGAAGAAGGATACGATGTAGTCCTGTACGATGAAGCACGTACTGGAAATGGTAGGATGTTGATAGAGTTCTTAGACGAAGAAGAACTTGCACTTACTGAACACTCCATAGTGTATATCGATGAAGCATACTATGACCCCGACCCATCGTTATCAAAAATGTCAATCAGTATGGTTCAGGGTACAGCTCGATTTGCATCAGGAACTGGAAGTAGAATACGTAAATCAAATATAAATGTATCTACACCTACAGCACAGATTGCGATTCGAGGCACAAATTTTTCAACAACAATCGATGAATTGGGTAGAACACTTGTTATACTTTTACCCGATGAAGATGGTATAACACCTTCAGGAGAGATAGATGTATCTAACGAAGGTGGGACAATAACACTCAATAAAGCTTTCGAAGCAACAATGGTTGCAACAGTTGAGACACCTCCAACTAGAAGTGTGGTTATAAATAATATTACCACTGCATTAATCGACAATATGTTCATTGTAAATCCCCCTGAGGAAGTGCAACAAGTTGTCGAAGAAGAAGCATTGGCAGACTTGGAACAAGACCAAGGTTTATTAGATATAGATTTTTTAGAGTTTAATGAATTAGAAGGTGACGCAGGGTTATCGGTTAATGAATTAGATGAGTTCAGTGAACTAGATATCGACATGTTAGATGTTGATTTCTTAACAGACTTACTAGATGTAGTCGAAGAATTAGAAAGGACTACAATTAAACTTGGAGACACACAAACACAAGGTAGCACTGGTGGTGATTTTAAAATACAAGGTGCTACACTAGGATTTAATAAAGATTCACAATATAATGTTTTTGTTCAAGACGGAGATTTATATCTCTATAGAAACGTAAACGGAGTGATTGAAATAATCATTGCACAAGGTGGAAACGGTTACGTTGAGACTTACGTTGAAGGATATCAAGGTACTATCGGGTTCGGTGACGGTAGTCAGGGTATCCAAATTATAATCAACCAGTCTAACTAAATATAGGAGAATATATGTTAAATAAGGCAAAAGAATGGCACGAAAAATCTTTGATGAATTTTCAAAAAGGATTAAGATTAGATGACTATCACATGTTGTGGTTAGCATTTGGTAAAGGTGTCGTCTTGGTATTATTATTACAATGGATATTTTAACTAAAATGAAAACGGTATTTGTGGGGATGTTAATCATCCCCATGATTACTATAGCCGAAGATAACGAGATAGTCATTCCAAGTATTACAGGAAATGATATCGAAATTAATATTACTCAAATAGGATATGCAAACACTATACAGTGTTATAACACTACATCCTGTTATACCAATTTACCAAGTGGTGAACTTACACTCATTCAAGAAAACCATTCAGGTACAGAAAACAAAATAGAACTTTGGCACTTAGATGGTCAAGACAACATCATACGTTGGGGCCAGGGTGTTGCATGGGCAGGTGCAACATCTGAATCATATTCATATGACGGTGTCGAAGGTGGTGGACACTATACAAGATTAGACGTACACGGAGACTATAATCATTTACAAGGACATCAAACAAATCAAGGAAGCACCAGTGGTCACACATTCACAAGTCTTATTATGAGTGATAGTAATGACATTTGGGTAAGACAACAACACGATGGTGCAAAGACAATTAACCTAACAACAAATAGTGATGGTAATGATATCACACTACGACAGAAAGGAGCTTGGGCAACACACACAGCAAACATTACATTATCAGGAAGTGACCCAACTACACTTAATCTTTTACAACAAGGTACTACAGCACAATCTTATACGTTATCTCAAACTTGTGTTACAGTCGGAGGGTGTAGTGTATCAGTTACACAGGAATAGATATAGAAGATACGGTTATCCTCTTATGTACGTTGGAAAATATGTTGATGTGTATGTCTAAATAGATGTATGGCATATTCAGAAGAAGTAGTAAAAAGATTCGAAGCAGTTCTAGCAAATCCCAAGAAACATTCAGTTGGTAGACTAGACCAAAACGACCCCAAAGTTGCAACAGGACTCGCAGGAGCTCCAGCATGTGGTGATGTTATGCAACTTCAACTATTACTAGATGACGATGAAAGAATCATCGATGTAAAATTCAAAACATATGGTTGTGGAAGTGCAATTGCAAGTTCATCTATGTTCGTAGATATGATGATGGGTAAGACTGTTGAAGAAGCAAAACTTATCAAAGATAAAGATATTGCAGATGCATTAGACTTACCACCAATCAAATTACACTGTAGTGTCTTAGCTGAAGATGCAATAAGAAAAGCAATGATTAATTACGAAGACAAGAAGAGTTCTAAGATAGGACACAATAACCCACCTCTCTCAAGAGAAGACTTTATAGAATGAGTGGTTCACATATGCAAGAGATACAGAATTGTCCACAACCTCTACATGGAGAAGATGGAGAGTGGGATGATGAACTTGCATCGATGGAAATGGGTGATGTAGAAGCTGCATCTGATTTTGTATGGCAGGTTCTCTTCCTTACACCAATAGAACTAGTTTACATAGGTTTTACTATGACTGTTCTTGCACTCTATGGTCTCTCTATTTACTACATGTTTAAAAAGATTCAGAAAAAATTCTCATAATGTATAGTTGGAAAACCGTCTTAATAACGATAGGATTATTAGTCGGTGTTAAAATATGGAATCCCTATATCGTAGAGAATATACAGTGGTCATGGTTTGATTTTCTACATCAACAACACGAAGAAATACACGTAGACGATATTGTTCTAGTCAATATAGATGAGAAATCTATAGACAAGTACGGACAGTATCCATTCCCTAGAGATGTTTATGGTGATACACTATGGGACACTCATCACACTAACACTCATGTTTTTTCAATTATTTTTTCAGAACCCGACAGGTTTGGTGGTGATGAAGTATTTGCAGATGGATTAGTAAATCGTTTATCAATTTTAGGAGCTGCACCCACGACACAAAAGGATACAGGTTCTGCACCATATGTTAGAACAAGTGTATTTGGTGGTGGAGATATTACACTTCATGCATGGAATTACGATGGAATTTTAAATCCTGTCGATACGCTGATGAATAACACATATGGGGTCGGGGTTACGGTTGCAACTCCATCAGTCTCAGGGACGCCCAATTTTGACGGTACGGTACGTTCTGCACCACTCTTAGTTACTGCAAATGACGTAGTGTATCCGAGTGTAGTTTTAGAGACTCTCAGAGCATTTTATGACCAACCCAACTACCAAACTAGGGTTACACCCGAGACAGGTATAGAGTGGATTAGAATGGGTAGAGAGAAACCTATTGAGACAACATCCACTGCAGATGTAATGATATCATATTGGAATCATTTCCCTTCAATCTCTTTTGCAGATTTACCTAATTCAGATATTCAGAATAAGATTCTAATCTATGGTCTGACTGCAGAGGGTTTGAATAATCCAGTTTCAACCCCAGTGGGTGTAATGTATCCCCACGAAGTTCAAGCCTCTCTCCTTCAAACCGTTTTGACAGGAGTTCAAATACAACAATCCTACTATCTTGAATTCTTAGAAATTGTTCTTTTGGTGTCAGTCCTTCTAGTGACTCTTCTAGTGGTCTACAATGTTCCCACAACTCTTGCGGCTCTAGTCTCTTTAGGAATAGTAGGTCTTCAGGGGTATGGGGGATATTGGTTATGGACTTCAAGTTACGTTCTTTTCGATACCTTTTTTTCATCGGTAGCCTCCTTGATAGTTTTTGGACATGCATCTTTCAACAAATACTATACAACTTATCAACTCAAAGAACAAATTAAGAAGCAGTTCCAAAAGTATTTATCACCCGATATGGTTGACCAACTTGCAGAAGACCCATCGAAATTGAAGTTAGGTGGAGAGAGAAAAGAGATGACATTCATGTTCATGGACATCTGTGGATTCACTCCAATCAGTGAACACTACAAGAACAATGATGACCCCGAAGGATTAGTTGAATTAGTCAATAAGTTTCTTGATATGCAGACGAAGATAATCCTAAATAATAAGGGTACTATAGACAAATACATGGGTGATTGTATTATGAGTTTTTGGAATGCACCACTGGATTGTCCCGACCATGCTGAATTAGCAGTTAAGTCATCACTAGAAATATTAGAAGCAACCAAAAAACTCAATGAAGAATTATCTCCTCTCAATCTTCCTCCTATTAATGTCGGCATCGGCATTTCCACAGGAACCTGTATTGTCGGAAACATGGGGTCAGAACTTAGATTTGACTATTCCGTCATTGGAGATGCCGTCAACCTTGGAGCTAGACTCGAGGGACAAACAAGAAATTATGATGGGGTGGACGTGTTGTTATCGGAAGACACTTATAGACAGTGTTCATCAAGAGCATTTTCTGAAGTCGACAGAATTCTCGTTAAGGGAAAATCAGAGAAAGTACGTATCTTCACTCCAATGGAATCTAAGGGAACCACCATCTAAAACAACGATGGCAATGTTTTATACATTGCACCTTGCAGACATTTGGACAACACAAAGAGGATTGGATTACGATTGTGTGTATGAGGCAAATCCATTACTTCCTAAGATACCACGTATAGATAGATTACTAATACACAAGACAATATTCTTATCACCCGTATGGTTCTTAGAAAAAGAAGATGTTCTTAGAAACGTAGACCTTGTGTTCCCAATGATGGCAACTGCATACGTAGTGTATCATAATCTAGAAGTTATTGATAGTGCATCTAAAAGGTGTGACAAAAGGTAACACTAAATAATACAATAATAAAAATTATGGAGTAAATTATGCCACCAGTGAAATTCGGTAAAACAACGGTACAGATTGACCGTCAAACCAAAAAGAAATCAATTGTTCATGAGTACATGAAAACTAAAAGTAATAAAGAACTCATGGATGCATATAACAAACCTGTAGTTCCTAAACTTCGTCAGAAGGTAAAGAATGAGATAGTGAGAAGAAACAAAATTGGAAAATCAAAAATTGTCTTTGCAGATGCAGAATCCTAATCACGAAAATACATTTGAAGAACAACTGAGAAGAAAACTCATTGACCAAGAGAAAACAATACGAGAACTAAACAACGTTGTTGAATTGTTGAAACGAGAAGTCAGAGAGTTAGAATCACAGAAGTATAAAGCTTATAGAAAAATCAGTGAACTTCAAAGTATTCAGAATGTCTAAATACTATTGTGACACACAACTGTCACATAACGGAAACAATTACGACACGAAGAGTAAGTAGAGAAATCGAAGTCCAGTTGTCAGATAGTTTCAGACATCAATAGGAGATAACAATGCGTAAATTTGCATCATTGTCTGCCTCATACATAAAGAGACAGGCCAACAAACTACACGAACTTATGAAATGTGGTAGATTACAGAATGTAATCAGAGAAATTTATTAGGTTTTTTTCAAAAAACCTCTTGATTTTTTTATAAAAGACCATATATAATATAGTACGAGAACTTCAAAAGAGCTCGGATTTGGAACTTGGATTGGGCAACGCCGACATCAAGTGACCCCAAGTCTTCAAAAGAGCTCGGTTCTCTACACCTAATGCCCAGTAGGGGTTAGGAATATAAATTAACTTGCTTTTAAAAAGGAGAAAATTATGACAAGTATAGACGCATTCGGTCGCTTCAGACCACTAACCATCGGATTTGATAGACTCTTCGAAGACCTCGATAGAGTTTCAACTCAATCAGATAATTACCCACCTTATAACTTAATCAAAGTAGATGAAGATTCATTCTTTATCGAACTTGCTGTTGCTGGTTTTTCTAAAGACGAGATAACAATTGAGTTCAAAGATAGAGTTTTAACTATCACGGGTGATTCATCTCCTAGAGTAGATGGTGTCGACTTTATCCATAAGGGAATCTCAGAAAGAAACTTCATTAGAAAATTCACTCTTGCAGAACACATTGTTATCAAGACTGCAAAAGTAAATAATGGTTTACTAGTGATTACACTTGATAGAGAAATTCCTGAAGAAGATAAACCTCAAATCATTAAAATTAAATAGAAAAACCTATTGACTAAATATCCACATGGTAGTATACTATGTGTATATTAATCTATATTATGGAGACTTATTATGAGTTTTGTTACAGCAGGAGAAACTAGAATACCTAAGACTCATCTCACACAGAGAGTGGATGATAACTTTGATGTTATCAATACACAGAAAATGTTTGAGACAGGTAAAAACGTATTCTTTACTTTGCCAGGCGCATTTACACCAACGTGTTCAACTAGACAACTTCCTCGTTATGAGGAGTTATTTGAAGAATTCCAAGGTAAGGGTGTTGACAACATTTATTGTTTTTCAGTAAATGATGGATTTGTTATGAACGCATGGGCAAACGACCTAAATATAACAAAGGTCAAGATGATTGCAGATGGTAATGGTGCCTTTGCAAACAAACTTGGTATTTTGGTTGATAAATTAAACTTAGGATTTGGTAAACGTGCATGGAGATGTGCAGCTGTCGTTGAAGACGGTCTAATCACTCAATGGTATGAAGAGCCAGGTATCTCACAAGATGCTGGTGATGACCCATACAAGGTTACTAACCCTGAAAACATCCTTTCAAACTTGGAGTAGAAAAAATGGCATTTAGAGCAACAATTGAGAGAGCAGCAAATGGTTATGCAGTTGTTATTGAACATGATGATAAAGAGGCAACTCCTAATCATCTATCAGTACACGGTATGTTGGACGACGCAGTAAACTTTGTTTCAGAATTCTTTACAGATGTAGAGAGTAATGAAGGTAAAGAAGATGCACCAGCAGACAGTGAAGCTGAAGTTCTAACAGAAGCAGAAGCACCTGTTCAATCTTAATCTAAAAGAGTTTTCGGGGGTTCTCTTACCAACCCCCAATTTTTATTGAAAAACATCTAGACAGCAAGGTCTAGTATATTATATAATGAATCTATGTATCGAGTAATCAAAACTTACGGAAACGACAGAGGACTATCCTGTGCATTCAGACAATGGAAAGCAGACAGTCACTGTAATTTAATTCACGGGTATTCTCTTGGATTTAAAATCACTTTCGAAGCAGACACACTAGACTCTAGAAACTGGGTTATTGATTTTGGAGATTTCTCTAAACTCAAAAACTTTCTAGAGGATACATTTGACCACACAACTGCAGTCGCAGAAGACGACCCTCATATCTATACCTTTAGAAAGTTATCCCATGATGGTTTAATCAGATTGGTGATGATGGAAAGTGTCGGATGTGAAATGTTTGCTAAATATGTTTACGATTACTGTGTACGTGAGTACAATGATGATAGAGTAAGAGTACACTCGGTAGAGTGTTTTGAACATGGAGCAAACAGTGCTATATTCGGAAATTTTTAAAAGTATTCAAGGTGAAGGACATTACACTGGAGTTCCAACTGCATGGTTGAGATTCTTTGGATGTAATCTTGAGTGCAACGGTTTCGGACAAAAAGACCCAACAGACCCATCCACATACGAACTACCTTTCGAGAAGATAGACCTAACAGATATTACTCAAGTAGAAGAGTTACCTGTATTTAAATACGGTTGTGACTCATCATATTCTTGGTCAAAGAAGTTTGCACATCTACAACACAACGAGACACCCGAAGAAGTTGCAGACAAACTAGATGACATGTTGAAGGACAACTGGCATCTTGCATTCACTGGTGGAGAACCATTACTTAGAGCTGCACAAAAGAACGTAGTAAAAATACTCAACAGAATTCCAAAACAGAACTACATCACATTCGAAACAAACGGAACACAAATTATCCGTGAAGAACTAGAAACATACATCAATCATTATCCTCGTAAAGAATTTTTCTTTTCCATCAGTCCTAAAATCTTCAACACTAGTGGAGAGAAGGATGCAGTCAAACCCGAAATCGTAAAACAATACTGGGAGTTATCACAACAAGGACAACTCAAGTTTGTATGTAATGGAACAGATGAATCATGGGAAGAGATTGAAAATGCAATCCAATCCTTCCGTGATGTTGGTGTTGGATATCCTATATGGATTATGCCTGTAGGTGCATTAGAAGAAACACAACAAGAGAATGCAGCTATGATTGCAGAACAAACAATGGACAGAGGATACAATGTATCTGCAAGAGTTCATTGTTATATATGGGGTAACCAAATCGGAACATGAGTGTAAATATGATAACAAACAATAGAGAGAAAGTCAGAGGTAAGAGTGTTCTTCTCTACAGTGGTGGACAAGATTCAATAATCATTGACCATCTCTTACAACCCGATGTCCTATTGAACATCAGTATGAAATCTAATTACGACCATAGAGAAAGAATGACTATGAGTGGTTTAGATGAGAGAATGATATTCCTTGATGATGTATTAAACTTAGGACAATTCGAAAGAGATGATGCAATAGTTCCAAATAGAAATGCACACTTAGTGTTGATTGCATCATACTATGGTGAACATATCATGATGGGTTCAGTCAGTGGAGACAGGTCATATGATAAAGATGATGTGTTCTATCTAAGAATGATGGACTTACTTAATCACATGTGGCAAGAACAACACTGGACTGAGGAAAGAAAATTTATAATCGAATCACCATACAAGAACAAAACAAAAACAGAATTAGTCAGAGAGTTTATTCAGGTTAAGGGTAGAGATTTTGCAGAGAGACAACTGTTTCAATCCTATTCATGTTACGAAGGTAAACTTAAACACTGTGGACAGTGTAAAGCATGTTTTAGGAAATGGGTATCATTGGTAAACAACGATATCTTTTTTGAAGATGACTATTGGGAAAATGACCCAACTAAAGCAAAATGGCTTGACGAAATTAAAGAGTCAGTATATAATGGTACATATCGTGGTAAAGAAGACAGTGACATTCAGAAAGCACTAGTCTGTTACGGAGATTGGAAGATATAAATATATGTGTTACACAAAGGTAACAACATATCAAAAAACATAACCGAGTAAGGAAGGTAATCAAATGGCATATAATAAAACCAAAACAGACCCAGCATTGGGTTTAGAAATTCACAACCATCTACAGAAAGTAGGTGTAGAAACACCAGTAGTTCATACTGGTCTAAGTCGTACCGACAAAATAGAAAACATAGAAAGATGCATGAAACAAATCATGGAGACTCTTGGTCTAGACTTATCCGATGATAGTCTAATGGACACACCAAAAAGAGTTGCAAAGATGTATGTTAATGAAGTCTTTTGGGGATTAGACTACGAAGCTTTCCCTAAGTGTACTGCAGTTGACAACAAGATGAAGTATGAGAACATGATTGTGGAAACAAACATAAGTGTTCAGTCAAACTGTGAACATCACTTCGTAGTAATCGATGGTGTTGCAACAGTAGCTTACATACCAAAACAAAAAGTCTTAGGTCTTAGTAAGATGAATCGTATCGTAGAATACTTTTCTAAGAGACCACAAATACAAGAGAGACTAACAGAACAAATTTATCATGCATTATCATACATTCTTGATACAGAAGATGTTGCAGTCGTAGTTGATGCACAACACTACTGTGTAAAGAGTAGAGGTGTAGAAGATACAGGGTCATCAACAATCACATCTAGATTAGGTGGTGCATTCTTTGATGATGACAAAACAAGAACAGAGTTCATGCAAATCGTTTGGGGTAAAAGATGTCAATAACATTACCCGACATGATTGGATTCGTAGGAGTGGGATTACTGATAGTAACCTATGCACTTCTACAGTTAGACCGTATCGACCCTAAGGGTTTTTGGTACAGTTTTAATAACATGATGGTTGCAATACTTGTGACTGTGAGTTTAGTTTACACACCTAACCTTGCAAGTCTAGTGATTGAATTCTTTTGGTTTATTATTAGTGTGTATGGATTATGGAAGTTTTATACTAGATGAATTTTGAATATGTGATATCAGGAATGACTATGGGTACAGGTGACTTGTATTATAAACCAAGTTCACTTCAACCTTACGTTTCTGTATTCAACGATAAGATATCATACATGGATGATAAGTACAAAAATCAGAATATATCCATGTTGTTCAACTCACACTGTGAACCAAAACACGGAGAATGTATTCATGACTTGATGCCTTCATGGTTTAATCTTTTTGCAGACAGTGGTGGTCTACAATTGTCAAGGACAAAGAAAGGACTTACTGATGAAATCAAAGATAAGATATACAGACACCAAGCTCAGTATTCCGATGTTGCAATGATTTTTGATGACATCCCTACAGAGTTTGATGGTTCCAATACAGGTTGGTCAATGAAGACTTCTACAGCAGGTAGAAGATTTGCAAAAGAACTGATACAAGATAAAGCAAACTCTACACTTGCAAATGTCAAGAGACAGATTCAAGTGTTTGATGCAATGGAGTCACCTACTCAAGTGTCACTGATTGTGCAAGGACAAGATGTAGATTCATATAGACAGTACATCGAAACTATCGTCAATGGTTTAACAGATGAAGAACTAAAAAGATGTGCATCGATATCATTATCATCTGCATGTTCAGGTACTGGATTCGTAAACAGGATGGAGATGTGTTATGCAGTGTCAGAGTTTCAGATACCTATTGAACTTAAAAAGAATATACACTTGTTAGGTGTAGGGTCACATGAGATGATGACTGCATTCTTTGTATCACCCGAATACTTTTCATTCGTAGAGAATCTATCATATGATTCATCTACACAAGCAAACTCTTGGTTCTTCTCTAGATACAGAACACAAGACTGGGTGAACATTGATATTGATTCACCATCAAGAAACTACAACAGAGAACAGATTTATAACGAACAGTTGATTCCGTCTATTGGAGATATCTACAATAAGAATAAGGATGCATTCCTAACATTCGGAATCAACTCCTTTGATACACTTATCGAGGAGTCAACAAAGTGGTCTAGTAAGAACACTGAAAGAGAAAGACTGTATAACAGTCCCGAAGGAGAAGACGGTGCAAAACTGTTACCCTTCTTCAATCAGATGCAAGTGGTTGAACACTTCATGGATAGAGTTGATACACTTTCAAACAATCCATCAGGTGTAGATGACAGAGGTCTAAAACAAATTAAAGATTGGAATATGTTTACAGATTGGTTGGGGTATCAAGGGACACAAGATAAACTACCAACACAATTTGGAGGAAATTTAAATGAGTTTTTCGGATAGTCCACTATTTGATGGAGGTTTCTACAGAGTAGTAGAGAATCCACACGAGAAAGAAGCTGGTATAGAAATCATGCAAGGTGAGTTTGAAGGTATCATATATCAATATGGAAAGGTTGAGTTTGTAGACGGTAAACCCGAACTAAACTTCCAAAGAACCATTAGAAAGTGGGACGATGAAAAGTGGGAATTAGAGACACTTGAACAAAACGAAGACCTAAATAATATCATGGGTGATATCCTAGTAGAACTCATCCAAACACAAATTAAAAAGGACACAGAGAATGAACAAAGAAGTATTGAAGGAACAGATAAAGAGACATGAGGGTGAAGTCCTCGAAATTTATGAAGACTCTTTAGGATATCTAACATATGGAGTAGGTCATCTCGTCAAGGATGACGACCCCGAATTCGGACAACCAGTTGGTACACCTGTATCACAAGAAAGAGTAGACGAAGTATACGAACTCGATTTTGAAAAACACGTAGAAGAAACAATTCATGTGTTTGAGTCAAAAGGTGGAGAAGACTTCTACAGTCTACCCGAAGATATTCAACACGTTCTTGTCAATATGACTTTCAATCTAGGTGGAACTAGATTTGGTAAGTTCAATAACATGTGGAAAGGTGTCATTGCAAACGACTGGGAAAAAGTTGCAGTCGAAATGGAAGACAGTCGATGGTTCAAACAAGTAGGAAGACGCTCAGTCGAACTACAAGAAATGGTAAGAAATGTTTAAGACTGATGTTAAGTGTCTGAGACTAGACACAGGTGAAACACTTATATCACACGTCAAAGAAGGATGGGGTGTATACCATCTATACGAACCTAAAGTCTTGATACAAGAATACGATGAAGAGAAGTCAAGACTTGATGTCAATCTAGGTGTATGGTGTCCATATGCAGAGAAGTACGAATTTAAATTGAAGAAGAAAACAGTGGTTGCAATATTCAAACCACGTTATAACCTAGAGAGAAACTATCTTAACTCTCTAGCACGGATACAGTCATGAGAGATAAACTATTAGAAGCACAAAAACTATGGGCATTGGGTAACATGAGAAGACATGAAGCCAACGTTGAGAATCTACTTAACAACCCTATGGGTCTTGGTGAGCATGCCGACCTATCAGAAACAATATCAGAAGAGATTAAAAAAGTTGCAGAGTATGTTGACATACTAGAAGTGATTGAAGATTTAATAGAAAGAACTGAAAACAACTAGACTCGAACCACTCACTGTGGTATAATTACATTATGGATTTCTACACTAACGTCACCCGTTTCGGGAACAAACTCCTTGTCAGAGGATATCAAAAAGGTAAACCTAAGAAGATGTCTATTAACTATAGACCTAATCTTTATGTGTTATCTAAAACACCCACATCCCACAGAACGATTGACGGGAGATATCTTGAACCCGTAAACCTAGACTCAATGTCAGGTGCAAGAAAGTTCAAAGAGAAATATCATGGTATCTCAGGATTCGAAGTACATGGTTACGACAAGTGGATGTACAACTGGATATCAGATAGGTTTCAAGGTGAAATCAAATACGAACCAAGTCAAATCAAAATTGCAACACTTGATATCGAGTGTGAGTGTGAGAACGGATTCCCCGACCCACTCATTGCAATGGAGAAGGTCAATGCAATATCAATCAAACCATTTGGTAAGGACACTATTGTTCTAGGATATGGTGAGTGGAACCACGACCAAGATAATGTAATTTACATTCCATGTGGTTCAGAGGCAGACCTCTTGATGAAGTTCATCAAAGTGTGGAGAGAACTAAACCTAGACATCGTCACAGGTTGGAACGTAGATAGTTTTGATATCACTTACCTTTGTAATCGTATCGATAGAATACTAGGTGAGAACGAACACAAGAAACTATCACCTTGGGGTTCATCAGAAACACGTGAGTTCACAACCTATGGATATCAGAAGAATGTAAACTACACACTTCATGGTATTAATATCATTGACTATCTAGAACTGTACAAGAAGAATACTTTCGTCAATCAAGAGTCATACAAACTTGACCACATTGCAAAGGTAGAACTTGGTAAACAGAAACTAGATTACTCAGAGTATGGTTCACTTCACATGTTGTATCAAAAGAACTATGAGAAGTTTCTAGAATACAATATTCGTGACGTTGTTCTTGTTGAAGAACTGGAAGACAAACTAGGTCTCATGGAACTCATCATGTCACAAGCTTACACTGCAAAGTGTAACTTCAATGATACCTTTGGTATGGTGAAGTATTGGGAGACAATCATCTACAACTTCCTTAAGGAACGTGGTATTCAGATGCCTCCTAAGAAGATACAAGGTGAAGATAAATCAAAACAGATTATCGGTGCATACGTAAAAGAACCACACGTGGGTAAACACGATTGGGTAGTGTCATTTGACTTGAACAGTCTATATCCACATTTGATTATGCAATACAACATATCACCCGAGACTATGCAAAAAGGTTCATTCGGTGATGCAAGTGTAAAGAAACTATTAAACAAAGAATGTGACTTGTCTTATCTCAAGAAACAGAATCTATCGATGGCAGCAAATGGTGCAATGTTCAGTAGAGAGAAACAAGGATTCCTTCCCGAACTCATGGAAACATTTTACGATGAACGTAAGATGTGGAAGAAGAAAATGATTGAGTATCAGAAGGAGAAAGAGAAGACTAAAGATGTCAGACGACTGAAGGAACTTGATACACTTATCAAACGTGCATACAATAATCAACAAGTCAGAAAGATTGCACTTAACTCAGCTTATGGTGCATTAGCAAACAGATGGTTTGCATTCTTCAGTGTACCGATGGCAGAAGGTATTACGACCAGTGGACAGTTATCTATTCAGTGGGCAGAAAAACAAATCAACAATTACTTACAAGGGATTCTTGGTGATGACAAAGACAGAGTTATTGCAATCGACACAGACTCTGTTTACATCACCCTTGACGACCTAGTGCAAACAGTGTTTCCCGAAGAAACAGACAAGCAAAAAATTATATCGTTTATCGATACAGTTGCAAACACAAAGATTAAACCAATCATTGATGAGGGATACGAAGAACTTGCAGAGTACATGAATTCCTATCAACAAAAAATGGAGATGGGTAGAGAGGTAATTGCAGACAGAGGTGTATGGACTGCAAAGAAAAGATACATTCTAAATGTATATGACAACGAAGGTGTCAGACTTGCAGAACCTAAACTCAAAATGATGGGTATCGAAACTGCAAAGTCTTCAACTCCACAGTGGGTCAGAACAAAACTAGAAGAAGGTTTCAAGGTTGCAATGACAGGAACAGAACAAGAACTGTGGGACTTCGTAGAGAATGCAAGGGACGAGTTTAAAACGTTACCACCCGAAGTGGTTGCATTCCCTAGAGGTGTAAGAAATCTCAAACAGTACACTGGAGACAATACAGTGTATCGTAAGTCAACACCGATTCATGTCAGAGGTTCACTTCTATTCAATCACTTGTTAGAGGAGAAGAATCTCAAAGGTAAGTATGAAACTATCAAAGAAGGTGAGAAGATACACTTCTGTTATCTTACACTTCCAAACCCAATCAATGAGAATGTAATTGGATTCGTAGGAGAACTACCGAAGGAGTTTGATTTACACAAGTTTACAGATTATGATATGCAATTCAACAAAGCATTTCTTGAACCGTTACGAGTAGTTATTCATTTGATGGGATGGAATACAGAACCCGTTGCATCACTGGATAGTTTCTTTACATAAATAAGACTATGAAGTCTTTTTTAGAGTACATTACAGAGGTTGATTCGTACGCAACACGTATGAAGAAACGTCAAGCTTTTCGTAAAAACAAAGCAAAGATAATGTTGAAAAGAAAAAAGGCAATGAAGAAAGCAAACTTCGACCCTAAGTCTCTAGAAAGAAAAGCACGTAAACGTGCAAGAATGATTCTCATCAAGAAGATGATAAAAGACAAAGACTATAATACTTTCTCAATCGGACAGAAGAAAGATATAGAACAAAAGTTAGAGAAGAAGAAAGCAGCTATAGCTAAGATTGCAAGGAAATTAATACCTCAAGTTAAGAAGAGTGAAGCTGCAAAGAGAAAACCAAAAGTTAAGATTGATAAAAGTGGAGTAGCAAAAGGATAATGTATCAGTATAATGTAACAGTAGTAAAAGTGGTTGACGGTGATACCATTGACGTAGATATCGATTTAGGATTCTCTACAGTATTAAAAAAACAAAGAGTTAGATTTTTGGGCATCGATACACCCGAAAGTAGAACTAGAGATTTAGTAGAAAAGAAGTTTGGTAAAGCTTCGAAGAAACATTTAAAAGGTTTATTAGAGAGTGCAGATAGGTTATCATTAATCTCTCATGACAAGGGTAAGTTTGGACGAATCCTTGGTGAGATAATTGCACACTTTGATGAAGGACATCCTGTATACGAAACAGAGATGAATGTCAACGAACAAATGATTGTTGATGGACATGCAGTTAAATATACAGGTGAGAACAAAGACCTAGTGGAACAACAACACTTGGCAAACAGAGAACGACTCATACAAGAGGGTGTAGTTGTTCTTGATTAATTTTAAAAAACCTCTTGACGGAAGACCAATAGGTATATTATAATAGTATGGAAATTAGTATTTTAGATTGTGTTTATATAATCTCTATAGGAGTAATCATTGCATGGTTATTCTATATGGAAGTACAGATATCACAGATTAAGTCTATGATGGAAGAACATGTGAAATGTACTAATACAATTAAAAATGAAGGAGTGAATGATGGACTTTCTAAAACAAATAATAAAGAGCAGTGGAAATGAATATGCATCTGTTGTATCAGATGGTGTAGCAGCAGGTGATGTCGATAATTTTATCGACACTGGTTCATATATTTTCAATGCACTTCTAAGTGGTTCACTAAAAGGTGGACTTCCCTCAAACAAAATTACTGCAATAGCAGGTGAATCTGCAACTGGTAAAACCTATTTCGCATTAGGAATGGTTAAACAGTTCTTGGATGATAACCCCGACGCTGCAGTAATCTATTTCGAATCCGAATCTGCAATCACTAAAGATATGATTGAAGAAAGAGGAATCGATTCAAACAGAATTGTAATTGTTCCAGTTGTAACAGTGCAAGAATTCAGAACACAATCTATCAAGATGTTAGATAACTATCTTGAGACACCCGAAGACGATAGACCTAAAATGATGTTTGTTCTCGATTCACTTGGTATGTTATCTACAACCAAAGAAATCGAAGACACTTCAGATGGTAAAGAGACTAGAGATATGACTAGAGCTCAGATTGTCAAAGGTGCATTCAGAGTGTTGACACTTAAGTTAGGACGTGCAAAAGTTCCTATGATAGTGACCAACCACACGTATGATGTTATTGGTTCTATGTTCCCTCAGAAAGAGATGGGTGGTGGTAGTGGATTGAAGTATGCAGCTTCATCTATCATCTATCTATCTAAGAAGAAAGAAAAAGAAGGAACAGAAGTTATCGGTAATATCATTCATTGTAAGAATGCAAAGTCAAGATTGACTGTAGAAAATAGAATGGTTGATGTCAGACTCAATTATGAAACAGGTCTAGACAGATACTATGGACTCTTAGATATGGCACTATCAAGTGGTGTATTTGAGAAATCATCTACACGAGTCAAATTACCAAATGGTAAAACTGAATTCGGTAAAACTATTAACAATAACCCCGAGAAGTATTTCACAGAAGATGTGATGAACGAACTCGAACAGGTTGCACAGAGTTACTTTAAATATGGAAACACGCCTAGAACAGACAATACTGAAGAATCTGATACAGAGTGAGACTTTCACACGGAAGGTGATTCCTTTTGTAAAAGAAGAGTATTTCTCAGAAGATGATGAACGTAATGTGTATAAACATATTCAAAAGTATTTTGACAATTATAATATTCCACCAACACCCGAAGCACTCCTTATCAATCTTGAGAGTGATTCAAAGATAAACGAGAACATTCTCAAGTTATCAACACAGTTGGTAAAAAACATTCGGGATGATGTAGACCCTACACCTCATGACTGGTTAGTCGATGAGACCGAACAGTGGTGTAAGGATAGGGCAATCTATATTGCAGTTATGGATTCCATCGAAGTAATTGACAAAAACTCAAAACGTTCAACAGGTGAGATACCCGAGTTACTTAAGGAAGCACTTTCCGTGTCTTTTGATTCTCATATTGGTCACGACCAGTTGGAAGATGCAGAAGACCGACATGACTTCTACACTAGAGAAGAAGAGAAACTACCATTCGATTTGGAATACTTTAACAAGATTACCAAAGGTGGTTTACCAAACAAGACATTGAATATTTGTTTGGCAGGAACTGGTGTTGGTAAGTCATTGTTTATGTGTCATTGTGCAAGTGCAAATCTTGTAGCAGGTAAGAATGTTTTGTATCTCACTATGGAAATGAGTGAAGAAAAGATTGCAGAAAGAATCGATGCAAATGTTCTTAACATCCCAATCAAAGACCTACCCGACATCTCTAAGAAGATATTTACAAAGAAAGTTGATAGACTAAAAGAGAAGACACATGGTAAATTGATTGTCAAAGAATACCCAACTGCATCTGCACACGTAGGACACTTTAGACACTTATTACAAGAATTGAATCTGAAGAAAGATTTTCAACCCGATGTAATTTATATTGACTATCTAAATATTTGTGCATCGTATAGAATCAAGCCAGGAGCAGGTGCAAACTCTTACACATTGGTTAAGAGTATTGCAGAGGAACTTAGAGGACTTGCAGTAGAGTTTGATATACCAATCATGAGTGCAACACAAACAACTCGTAGTGGTTATGGTTCAACAGATATTGGTCTCGAAGACACTTCAGAAAGTTTTGGATTACCAGCAACTGCAGACTTAATGTTTGCACTGATTACATCCGATGAACTGGAAGACTTAGACCAACTCGTAGTTAAACAATTAAAGAACAGATATAACGACCCAACTATATTTAAGAGGTTCGTTATTGGTGTAGACAGAAGTAGAATGAAACTCTATGATGTCGAACAGGAAGCACAGGAGGAGTTATATGATTCAGAAAACAATGATGATACTCCAGTGTTTGATAGAGGTCAGAAGTTTTCTGATTTCAAAATGTAGGAGAATACAATGGGATTTTGGAAAAAATTCAAAGAGTCATCTCTCAATTTTTTAGGATTCGAATGGGTTCGAAACAGAGATGAAAAAGGTAGATTTGTCGCAGACGACAAGTCCACACCTAATGTAGACGAAAGTAAAAAGAGAGTCTACAAAAGCAAGAGAGTGGTAAAAGAGTAATTCTTTGCCCCTGTAGCTCAACTGGATAGAGCAACGGCCTTCTAAGCCGTAGGTTAGAGGTTCAAGTCCTCTCGGGGGTGCCATTTTAAAAACGGGTTGACGGTGGATGTCAATTTGTGGTATACTTATATTATGAAAAAACTAACAACACTATACCTAACATTATTTTTATCTGCATGTGGTGGTGGAGGTGCAGCCTCCTTATCTCTTGATACAAATAGTGTTACTCCTCCAACACCCCCAACTAATACCAGTCTTCCTCAGGGAGGAATGTCGGGTAAAGTAATCGATGGATACATTGATGGTGCAACCGTCATTTTTGATTTCAATTCGAATGGTGTATTAGACGAAGGAGAACCCTACACAACAACAGGAAGTGATGGTGATTGGTCTTTCGACCAATATGACCTTGCAGACTTCTATGATTTACCATACGATGCACAACAAGCTAATGACTATTTCAATTCCAACTTTGGAGTTAACACACGTGCAATGTTGGATTGTATTGAAGAGACAATTAAGGTTGCAAATGTTCCTGTAGGTGCATACGATAGTGATAGAGGATACGTAACTGAATCCTATACCCTTTATATGATACCTAAAGGTGCAACTGCATACGAAGCTCAATTCATCACACCCTTTACTACCATACTAGGTAATCTAATTGCATCCGAAAACTCACAACTTACACCTTATCAAGGATGTACTTCTGAAGGTCAAACTGTCAGAACAAACATTAGGAGAAATGTAGGTGTATTTGAGACTGAGTTATACACGGGTACAGGATTATCCCTACAAGATTTTTACGTTGACTACATTGCAACAGGTGAGTCAGACAAACAACAAATTGCAGAAAGATTGACTGATGTGTTAGTAGACATATATAAAGTTAAAGATGCATATGAAGGAAGTGATTATACTAAATTCCAGTTTATCATTGAAACTAATAGTATAGCAACACTTCTATCAACCAACCCTATAACAGACATAGGAGTTCAATTAGAAATGACTTCAGAACCAGTAAACGATGGTGACTGGGAATCTAGATATCAGAAAGTATGGAATGTCACGATAAACTATGTTAATGACACGATAGATTCTTTACCCATAACATTGACCGAACTTAACAACTTAGCTGTAACGAATGAAGAGAATTATTCTTATACAGTTATACAAAATACTGATGTTAATCTTATAAATAGTAATACATGGACTTTTAATTTAAAAGACTATGATGGTGACTATGGGACTTGTTCAGATTGGATGAGGAATGAAAAGATGCATGATGATTTAGTGCGTCTTGAATTACAAGATTGCACAGGTGAAAATTTAACAACCTACTTCAAATCCCCATACAACACAGTCAACTCATACGTCAAAGAAGATGTAGTCGATGTACATGAGGAATTATCCTCATTGAATAGAGGAATGAATAATTTTGAGAGTTTAATACTTCCATCCCTAGGTACAGGTGATAGTGTTAACATTACAAAAGTAAATGGTGATACCATATACTCTTACAACTTTACTTTTAGTTATGAGGTGTGTGATGTTTGGGTGAATGGTGAGAATACAGAATCTACTGAAGGATACGATGGATACTTAAACTGTTTGAATTACATGCAGTGATATGGATAAGAAGAAACACATTAATGAGGTGATAACAACAATCAACAAGAAGATTGGGTTAAAACGAAAATTAAAAGAAGCTAAAGCTATCGGGGATGATGGAATGGTTTCTTTATATCAAAAACAAATTCAAGAATTAGACGACAAACTGTCGTCTCGACCACTCATAAAAACATAAATAGTAGACAAACAGGTAAAGTTTACTATTATGGCAGTTAAGAACCTACATTTAGAGCATTTAGAAGACGAGATTATCAATCAAGGGATTGATGGAGGAAGAGCAGCTATAAACTTCCTTCGTGGTCTTCGTGACATGATGAAGGGAAACTCCAAGAAGGGAGTTAACATGACAGTAAAGTGGGATGGAGCTCCTGCTATATTTTGTGGATTACACCCCGAAACAAATCAATTCTTTGTTGCAAAGAAATCACTCTTCAACAAGGAACCTAAATACTACACATCCGAACAAGCAATCAAAAATGCAGATGAACTCAGTGGAGATTTAGAAACTAAGTTCATTGAATCATACAAACATCTATCTAAACTAACGTGGACTAATGTCATGCAAGGTGACTTGATGTTCACAGAGAGTGACAAGAAAGATAAGAACATTGATGGTACAGACTGTATCACATTCCAACCAAACACTATTTTATATGCAGTAGATAAAGCATCTGAATTAGGAAAAACTATTGCAGATGCAAAGTATGGTATTGTGTTTCACACTACTTACAGTGGTGACACTATAGAAGACTTATCTGCATCATTCGGTGCATCCACGAATTCATTAGGTTCAAACAGAGATGTATGGATTGATGATGCATCATATAAAGATGAAAGTGGTAAGTCATCAATGACTGCAAAAGAAACACTTGAACTTTCCAAACACCTCACAGAAACAGGTAAGAACTTCCACAAGATAAAAAGAAAAGACTTGACCAAGTTCAATAAAGTTCAACAAGAATTTATGAATAAAGGTATGGCAGGTGCATCATATAAGACATACTGCAATGCAATGATTCGTACAGGTAAGTACAATCCTACTACACTTGGATATCTTAAACACGTAGAAGACAAGTGGAATGCAAAAATCAAAACATACAAACAAGAGAAAACCAAACAAGCAAAGATTGAAATCAGAGACCAATTATTGAGAGAACTTAAATCACTTAAGAGAATGATTGATGGTCTTACTGCATTCCAAAAAGGTTTGATGGATGCAAAACAATCGATAATTGTTGCACTTAATAGAGTAAAGAGTATCGGTACTTTTGTAAAAACTGATACAGGTTATAAGGTTGTAAACCCCGAAGGATACGTTGCAATCGATAGAGATGGTAAAGCTGTCAAGTTAGTAGACCGTATGGAATTCTCACTAAATAACTTTACAGTTGCAAAGAACTGGGACAAATAATGAAAACGTTTACCAAATTTTTATCAGAGGCAAAAAGTAATCCAGCAGTGTTCACTTTTGGTCGTTTCAACCCACCTACAAATGGACACGAAAAACTTGTAGACCGAATGGTCAAAGTGTCAAAGTCAGTAGGAGGAGACCCCATCCTCTTCTCATCACACTCTAGTGATAAAGTAAAGAATCCATTGACTCATAAAGACAAGGTCAAGTTCTTGAAAGCATTCTTTGGTAGAAAAGTAAACGTAGTAAACGAAGACGTAAGACAAATATTCCAAATCCTAGTATTCCTTTATGACAAAGGATACAGAAACATCGTCATGATTGTGGGGTCAGATAGGATTGCAGAATTTAAAAACATAATCACAAAATACAATAGTGTAAAAGGTAGACACGGTTTCTATAAGTTTGATGATATTGCAGTTGTATCAGCAGGGGAAAGAGACCCCGATTCAGATGATGTCAGTGGAATGTCTGCAAGTAAGATGAGAATGTTTGCAGAGAAAGGTGACTTTGATTCATTTAAAGATGGTGTTCCATCAACAGGTAAAAGAATTGCAAAGAAATTATATGATGCAGTTCGAAAGGGAATGGGTATCAAAGAGGTCACAGATTTTCCTCATTATATGATTAACGATATGTTAAAAGAGGGAGTGTTAACAGAAGGAGTGTATGACCAAGGTATCTTTAAGGCAGTGTTCTTAATGGGTGGGCCAGGGTCAGGTAAGTCAACTGTAGTTGATAAACTTGCACTACCATCACTAGGATTAAAACTAGTAAACACTGATAGAGCATTTGAGAATGGTCTGAAGAAAGCAGGTATGTCATTGGATTTAAGAAAAGCATCTGATGATGACTATGCACCTATCAGAGCAAAAGCAAAGAAGATTACAGGTAAACAAATGGGTGCATATATCAACGGAAGATTAGGTATGATATTTGACACTACAGCTGCAAAGAAATCTAAGATTCAAGATTATAAAGATTTACTAGACCAAGCAGGATATGAATACAAAATGGTCTATGTAAAAACATCACTTAAAAATGCACTCAAAAGAAATCAGATGAGACCAAGAAAACTCAGAGACGAGATAGTCGTAAATGATTGGAATAATGCAGAGAAGAATGCAAAAGGATTTAAACAGATGTTTGGAAGAGACTTCATTGAAGTAGTCAATGATGATGACCTTGCAACACTAGACACTAAGGCAAACAAACTGTTCGGTAAGATGATGACATGGACATCTAAGTTCCCTACAAACTCTAAAGCACAAGAGTGGAAACAGTCAGAACTCACAAAGAAAAAACAATAAATAGTATTATGTTAAACTTAATCCGAGAAAAAATAAAGACTGTACAAGACAAAGACGTTGAGGACAAGAAAGGAACTCAACCAAAAAGGTATTACGCTGCAGATGCAGACGGTGATAAGATGTCTAAGAAGACAAAAGAGAAACGTGCAGCTCATTTCGCAAAGGGTGCTAAGAAAGATGACAATGACCCAAGTGCATATAAGAAAGCACCTGGCGATGCAACTGCAGACACTAAACCGTCACAGTACACTAAACAATATAAGAAAATGTTTGGTGAAGAACAGTACACAGATTTAGAAGAAGGAAAACTAGTAGGACAGACTGGTTTCATTATTGATTCACTTACCAAACTTATCAAAACACATATTGGTAAAGAGATGAAATCAAGTAGAGAAAAGGGTGTAGTGTTAATGAATAAACTTGCAAGAATGATAGGTGCAAGTGTATCAATGTCACACAAAAGACCAAAGAGTGACTTATACCTTAAATCAAGTTATGGGTTTATCAATGACGGAGAACCAGTAGAAGAAGAGTGTTGGGACGGATACACTCAAAAAGGTATGAAAAAGAAAGGGGACAAGATGGTTCCTAATTGTGTTCCTGAAGTCAATGAAATAAATGCAAATCAACTTAAACAGAAACTATCAAAGATTAAAGGTCTAACTAAAAAACAACTGGAAGTGTTATCAACAATGAACGCTACTCAGATATCAGTTATAATCAATCAATTATCATCACTTGTTATGGGTGAAGACTTAGGTGAAAGATATGCAGATAAACTCAGAGATAGAACTAAGTCTCAACAGAAAGCACATCAAAAGGCAATGATGAAAATAGCAAGAAAATCTATCAAAGATTATGATGCAAAGGGGAAAAAGAAATGAAAAAACTAATAGAAACGTATAGAAATATGCATCAACTTGATGAGAAATTAGGATTCAATGGTTCATATCAAAGAAAGAGTAAGTATGATGGTAAAGAGTTTGATAGAAATAAAGAACTCAAACAAATTGCAAAAATCAAAAAGGTCTTAGAACAAGCAGACAAACTACATGCAGACTTACAGTATCCTATGGTAGTAGATACAGTCTCGAAAGTTTGGGACAAAATGAACGATGCATACACAGGTCTTATTAACTATGAAGAACAAGTTAAAAAGGGTTCGTATGACGGCACAATAGATATGGATTCATAGGAGAAAAAAATGAGTGGTAACAAACATGATAACGGAGTCCACGAAATCGGGACACCTGAAACACTAAAGGCATATCAAGAAGATACGCCAGGGCAAATGGTAGAGAGATACCTAGAAGAAGCAAAGAAGAAGAATGATGATGTAAAAGCAAAGTTACACTTCGGTCAAAAGTTTGATAATCCTTTGAAAGGTTTTCCATACAACGAATCAGTCAATGAAGGTGCAGAAGTCTATACCATGAAGAAGGGTTCATTTACCCGTAAGGTCGATGGTAAAGAAGCTGACAAGATGAAGAAACAAGGTTGGAAACTGGTTGCAAGAGAAGATATCGAAGAGGCACAATCACCTGCTCAACAAGCTGCAATTGCAATCTCTAAGAAAGAGAAAGGTGAAAAACCTCTAGAAGAAGATTCATTCGAAGACAAGTCAAAGAAAAGTGGTATAAGTGTAGGTACACTTAAGAAAGTGTATAAACGTGGAGTCGCTGCATGGAAGACAGGACATAGGCCAGGGACAACACCTGAACAGTGGGGTCATGCACGTGTGAATGCATTTATAGTCAAGAAGAAAAAAGGTAATTTAAACCACGATAAGGACTTGGCATGAAGACATTGAGAGAACAAGGTGTTGACTTAGTAATTGAACAGTTACAAGAAAAAAACATCAACTTCTTAGACAATCCATATAGATTGGGGTCTACCATGTACTTTGAAGTAATCAAAGAAGTAAAGAGATTGGTTGCAGAAGACAGATACAGATTAACAGAAGTTGACAAGATGACTATTGAAACAGACATTGGTCAATTTGATATTTTCGAAGGAGAACTTGTACCATTGGATTGTCCTATGGAAGAGGAAGAACCTTCAATCTTTGAGAAGTTAAATCTAAAAGGATTAACTTACGAAGAAAAGGATGAGAAGGAGAAAGAACTAAACAAACCTAAGAGAGGTGGAGCTAAGAAGTTCTATGTTTATGTTAAAGACCCTTCTTCGGGTAATGTAAAAAAAGTTAGTTTTGGTGCAAAAGACGGAGGGGCAAACTTATCAGTTAAGTTAGATGACCCTGAAGCAAGAAAGTCATTTGCGGCAAGACATAACTGTTCATCCCAAACAGATAAAACATCAGCTGCCTATTGGAGTTGCAGACTACCACGTTATGCAAAACAGTTAGGACTATCGGGTGGTGGTTCATTTTTTTGGTAAGATAGGAGTATATTATGGATAATGTGAGACAACTTTTTCACAACTATAAACACGAAAGTAAAAGTGCAAACGTTTACTTAACAAAACAAGGTTTCGAAGTAGACCTATATATCAATGACACACAAGTTGCAACACGGAAGGTTCACAACCATAGTGAATCATACGCAGAAGACGTTGCAGAAAATTGGTGTCAGGACTTTATTAACACAATTGATTTGAAGGAAGAGGAATTAGTATAATGGCTATATCATTAAAAAAGAAGAAAGTGGTTGAAGACGTGAAACCACAAAAACACGTAACTGTGGAGTACGACCCCGAAACATTGGAGGTTGAAGACCACTCATTTGAGTTTGAAGCTCATCTTAGAGATGAGACCAACGACAGATTGTTACATATCTACAGTAGTAATACTAATCGTAGACATGCATGTATCTATGTTGTTGATGGGAATCCACTAAACGGTTATGAAATCGATTTAGTAGAAAATGGTGAGTTGGTTGCAACAAACCCTATGCCTGATGAGACAGAATTTTATTGTCAATCATGGGCAGATAGATGGTCTGAAAAGAAAATCGAAGAGGGTGATAGAATCGAACTGTAATGACTTTACCTTTCGAAGACACTAATAGACGGAAGTACGGCACAGAGCAAATCTACAAAATACGTAGGTTTAGAGATGACGTAAATCCCGAAGATTTGATTTGGCACAGGGACAAGGAAACAAGACTTGTGACAGTGATTAAGTCAGTAGGATGGATGTTTCAATTCGATGAAATGTTACCATTTGAATTAGAGGTCGGAGAGAAGTTTGAAATTACTAGGGGTGTTTATCACAGAATAATAAAAGGAACTGGAGACTTGATACTGAGAATCGAAAACTTAGACAGGTATCCTCCATCAAAGTATAATAAAGACGGTTCACCAAAGGACGGTACAATTATACCACGAGGTAAGTTTTAAAAAAACATAAATAATAGTACTATGAGTTATAAATCAGAAAACTGGAAAGAAAAACTAGAACAAGTTCGTGGACACATGGCTCTCAAAGAAGGTAGTGTAGAAAAAACTGCTGACGAAATCTTGAATGAAGAGATAGAGAGTGAATTAAACACTGGATTTGAAGATGATACACTTCCTGAAATAGAAGACATAGAAATCAATCTAGAAGAAGATGTGATTTTAGAAGCATCTGCAGCTGGAATGATTGATAAGTTATTCAATCTTAAGGGTGATAAAGACGCAGGTTATGGTGTTGCAAAAATGTTAAACATGACTGGTGTAAAGGTCATTCAGGCAATGCAGAAACAAAATCCACAAGGATTTATGAAAACTGTAAAGGCATTAGGAAAAGATAAAAATATCAAACTTGCAACAAACAATGCATTGATGAAAATGTTCAAAGACCAAGGTGTAAAACCTCTACCCGAAGAAACCGAAACACCCGAAAAAACCATAGAGAAACTCACAGAAAGAAACATGTTGGGTAGACTTGCAAAACAATTACATTTAACGAAAGAAGGAAAGAGAAAAATGTTCAAGTACTTCGAGGGGAAAACTAATGATTGATGAATTAACAAAATCATTGATTGAAGCATCACGTAATATCATAGAGGGTAAGAAACTTGACCCTGTAGGAAGAGAAGACGGTGATGTTGATAACGATGGTGACAAAGACGACACTGATAAGTATCTAATCAAAAGAAGAGAAGCTATCGGTAAAGCAATGAATGAAAAAGGTAATGCATTCACTAAAGCACTATCAGCTGCAAGAGAAAACGGAGATAAAGAATTCGTAGTTGCTGGTAAGAAGTACACTTGCTCAGAGGTAGAGGAGTACGAAAAAGAATTAAAGTCAAAAGAGAAACTTAAAGAGAACGACTAATGGTTAATCTATTTCACGAAGCAAAAAAAATCTTAGATAAAGACGGGAAGGTCAACCCCCTCGGCCCTTATGGAAAACAGAAACTAACAGGTAGAGAAATCTCTACTTATTTCCGTAGAAATCCTGTTAAAGACCCTGAATTAAAGAAAGCAGTATCAGTTGCACTCGACTTAGGTGGTGCAGATACTATTGCTCGTAAAGAAATTGCAAGACATTATGGTTCAAAAATCCTTAAAGCAAAAGAAGTCCAAAATGCATTACAATATGCAAACGAATCAGTTAATCTAGGTGAGAACTACAGAGTTCTTGCAAAACATGGTATGGGTGCAGAGACTAAGAACTCAATCAAAGTAGGAACAGAGATTGATTATTACCGTGGTGACGGTGCTAAGTACATGGGTAAAGTCATTAAGATGACTCCAAAAGGTTACATTGTTAAAGATGATAAGAATGGTAAGAATTACCAGTTCACTTATCACGATAGAAAAAAAGGTGCAAAACTTTTAAATCAAGGTGATGCAGAAGATAAAGCAAAACTAAACCTTAAACATGTTCAAGACATGGAAAAGTTAAAAGACAAACAGACTAGAGAAAAAGAAAACATGTCTGAACATAAGAACATCTTAGATGCCTACAAAGAAATGTGGGAAAATGGTGTTAAGTATGCACCTATCGAAGAGAACATGGAAAGAAGAATCATGTCTAAGATGAGAAAAGCAAAAGCACCTAAAGGATTACCGAGGTAAATCATGGCAAAAATGTCAAAGAAAATGCCTCTAAATGTCTTTGCAAAGAAGATTGGTATTGATGCAAAAGAACAAGAGTGGATTCTAGCTAACGACAAAGATGACCATTACTTCAACAATTCTGCATTAAAAAACGAATGGTTATCTCTAAGTTATCCCATCTATGATGGTGATTACTACTTTGCATTCATTAATGATTCTAAGAGAATCTCTGCACAACAAAATGCAACAATGAATCGAAAGTTAAGAGAACTCGCAGGTTCAAAGTTAGATGCAGAAGGTATATACAAAGAACTGTTCAAATACGGTTTAATGCACGCTAAGAACTCAGGTCTTAGTGATACTATGACTAGAGAAGAGTTATGGAGAGCATGTTTAGACATCAGAAAGAAGAATCCAGTTAAAGAAGATATTGATTTCGAAAAGGATGTAGAACTACTAGAAAGTCTTCTTCTAAACGAAGTCAGTGACAAAGAAATCAATGCAATGAAAAAGGTATCTAAAGACATGCAGAAAGTGTTAAAAGATTATCAGAAGATTGCAACTATGGGTGACAAAGAACTTAAAGATACAAAACACAATGCAGCTTATAAGAAAGTTCTTGATGCAAGAGATACAGTTCTTACGATGATTGGTACACTTCAAACTAAAAAGTTGATGCAAAAAGAATCAGTCATGGATACATACAAAAAAATGCATGAAGAATCTCTTATGGAAGCAGAGATTGTCTACAGAGTTAGAGACATGCAGAAACCCGAAGAAACTAAGATGAAACAAGCATCTAGAATGGGTTTAAAAGTATCAATGAAGAAACAAGGTAAAGATACTATTGTAACACTTTCAGGTACTAAAAAGAATTTAAGAGATTTTGATTCGATTGCAAGGGGTAAATCATCATATGGTGACCCTTCTTCAATCAAACACTTTGACGAGAAATAAATGTCCAAAAAAGATAAAAAAGACATGACAGTGCAAGAAGTAGAAAAGTTAATTACTACTGATGCACGTCTTAAAATCTTCAAAGAGAAATTGAAGAAACTTGGTTATGTCAAGAAAGACATGGCAGAAGTCAGACAGATTATGGAAATAATCTCAGACTTCGGTATGATGTCTGATGCTGGAAACAAAAAGATTGCACGTGCAGTTTCCCAGTCAAAGAACGAAAAAGATTTAAAAAGTAGACTCCTTAAAATATCTACAATGGCAAAGGGTAAGTATGCCGAAGCAGAAGAGGATGAAGTCTACCAACGAGCTCTAGATGCACTTCAATCGAAGGCAAAAGGAGTTCAAAATAGACCCGATGCATCAATGTTGATGCAACTTAGAAAGTTTAAAGACGGAACTAAGGACGGTGAAGTAAGAACAGATGATATGAAAAAGACTAAAGTGAAGAATAGTGACGCAGTTGCAGTTCATGACACTTTAATGAAAGTTAGAGCACCTGTTCGTACTAAATACTTACAATTATTACAAAAGGATACAAAATCATTCAATAAAGCATTTAACGCTATATTGAGAGTATCCAAAGCAAATTAGGAGAATAAAAATGGCATTATGGGGAGTATCAGACGCAGACGAAAGTAAACCAAAATATCTTTCAGACGCAGACAAGAAAAACACTATCGCTAAGCCAGAAGGTTGGGTTCTTAAGAAGACTGTAGGTTCTAGAAACTTAGAAGAGATTCTAGTTGCAACTGGGTCTAACTTATCAGTTGGAATTGGTCAAGCAGATATTACAGAAATCGATTGGATTACTACAGCATTTGACAAATCAGAAGGTGGAACACTATCAGTTAAAGTTATCTTTAACGAGAATGTGACTGTAACAGGTACACCACAATTGACGGTTACAAATGACACAAATGCAGACCACACATTATCATATGCAAGTGGTTCAACATCAAACGAACTTACATTCAGTCTTGCGATTGCAGCAGCTAATGCAGCTACATCAGCAGGTGACGTGTTAAGTATCGGTGCAAACGCAGTTTCACTAAATGGTGGAACAATCGTTGACACAAATGGTGGTGGTAACTCAACAATCACTAGTAGTGGTGCAATAGGAACAGCCGCTGGAACAATAACAGTAGTTGCTTAATTATGAAAAATTTTAAAGAATACATTTCAGAAAACATCGAGGGATTTGACGGAGCAGGATTATCCTCTAATAAAGTCCCTCATGATTTAGAAGACGGTGATGTAAAAAGAACAATCAATGCAATCTTAGGACACACTGCAGTGTCAGAGTTCCTAAATCCAAAAGCTGCAATTGCACAAATTGAAGCTAAACTTGCATTGTTGGGGTTAAATAGAGAAGAAGTAGTATCAGATGACCCTAGAGTAGATGGTATCGATGGTGATGAACTTCAAGAAAGTGGTGAATTAGAAATTCCATTTTCAAGATATGGTAATATTATCGGTAAAACAGTGGACACTCCAATCGATGAGATTGAGTCAGAATCTGTTATCTATAATCTTAAACTCAAATACGAACAACTAGAATCAGGTTCTTATAAAGTTTACGGTAGTTTAGTATAATTCTCTTCTGAGAGTTATACTAAATAATTTTACATTATGAGTCTATTTGACAAGCTAACAGTTAAGAATTTCAGTGCTTTCGCAATGAAGCACTATGATGACCCTCAGTGTGAAAGTCTAGACGACTTTCAAGATGATTTGAGGAGATTCAGGTATCTAAAAAGATTGTTATATCGTTATCATGAATTTGGTGAGTCAAGAGAAAGACTCATGTTAAATCATCTCATTTGTTTATTCAATGTATTCGGTTATGACCCTTGCATGAGAATGTTAGAGTTTAAGATAAAGGACATAGAATATTGGTCAACAATTAAAACATTACTTCTCTATATGCAATACATTAGAGAAGACTGGAGACCTGAGATACCCGTAGATGGTAACTTGGTAGAAAAACTTAGAGAACTATAGATGCCTAATAGAATGATAGACTCACTAATAGTCTTCAGAATACTGAAGATGTTAGTAACACCTTTTAAGAAGACACAGGCATATAGGTTTGGTTTCATCGATGAACGTGGAAACCGAATCAAGACATTACCCGACCCCAACAATCCACAGATAAAAATCGAGAACAACCCCAAGACGGGTGAAGAAAAGAATTCGTTAACACCATTACACAGACTGGTGTTTAACCTAAAGAAACTAATAGAGAAAGTTCCTTTCGGTAAATCACAATTAGCTTCCTATGCAGTTGCACTTGCACTGTTAAAGGAACACTTTGAATTAGACAACATACAAGCAGATATCTTGTGTGAAGATTTTTATAGACACCTCAAGAAAACAGAGGCATTAACCCCCGAGACAATCGCAGAAGGGGTCGGAGTAGGTAAACTACATATGGGTTCTTACAAGTTAAGAAGACAGTTGAAACAGAACGAAGATATAGACTCTTATAGTTTTAAGGTCTATCCCGAGAAGACAGATATAAAAGTTGTTGCAGAACATTCAATCATATACGGACTAAGTGTATATGTTGGATTCATCGGAGAAGACAAAGTATTGGTAACTCAAGATGATGTTTACTGAGAGTAAAAATTGGGATGATATTTTATACGATAAACCCGAGAATCTTAAACAACCCAAATATGAAAATATTGAATTGTTTGATGACAATTGGAAAGAGATAAAATTACCCGAACCACCTAAGAACAGTTCTCCTGAATGTTTAGTAGATTTTAAGAAAACTAAACGTGCAGCTCTAAACGTTACAGACGAACAAAAAGAACAATATAAATTGTGTGATGAAGATGCATCACACTTCATTAAGAAATATCTTGATGAGAATAATCTTGAGTATGAAGATGACAGAATAGAATACATTGAACAACAATGTGTTCCTATCATCCGACACTACAAGATGCACTACAATAGAATTCGTCCATATCAATTTGCAAAGTTGGTAAATGATGAGTATGATAGATTTGTAACAGACACTGCAAAGACACCTTCATACCCATCAGGACACACAGTACAACCCTATGTTGTTGCACTATACTACGGAGGTCAGTATCCCGACCATAAGGAAGGGTTACTTAAGGGAGCAGATATATGTGCATATGGTAGGGTTCTCGCAGGGTTACACTATGTAACCGATTATAAAGCTGGCATAACACTCGCAGAAGGGTTATACAAACATATGGTACCCGAGGTGTTTGATGAAGATGCACCTATCAATTCTACAGGGGCAGCTGTTTCGACAGACAAACCTGTAGTGAGACGTAAGAAACATTCTGTAGATAACAGAATTTTTAAATTAATGACAAGAAACCCCTTGCAAAAAGTGGTTGCAGAAGGTATAATAGATGATACACTTTTGAAATTGGATTTGGATAGAGGACGAGAGGTTGTCCTTGAAAACAGTCTCACAAAAGAAATAGAAATTATATCATATGCAAGGAAATTTTAAATATCTTAACTGGTTAGCACTGGGTACTGCAATAGGTATCGCAGGTATAGCTGCATGGTTCTCAGTATTGGGACTTGCAACTATGTTTAGTGGTGCATGGTTGTCAGTGGTAATCATGGCAGGTTCTTTAGAGTTTGGTAAGTTGGTAACTGCAGCTTATCTACACTTGCAGTGGGAACGATTAAATTACATGAAGTATTACTTGACTACTGCAGTCGTGATACTTATGTTGATTACGTCATTGGGTATATTTGGGTTCCTTTCAAAAGCAAACATTGAGACCACACTTACAGGTGATTCATATTCACTCGAAATGTCTATCATAGACAAGAGAATAGAAAGTAGAGAATCACAACTGGAAAGACTAGAAGGTAGAGTTGCAAGTTTAGATAATATTATCAACACTGCAAGACCACAAGATAGAAACTATATCGATAGAAGACAACAAGACGAAAGACAAGAAATTGCAGTTGATGTTGACCGTATAATCGATGATATAGTAAAACTCAATGAAGATAAACTACCCCTTCAACGTCTACAATTAGAACAAGAAGGAGAGATTGGCCCTATCAAGTATGTTGCAGAAGTAATATACGGAGAAGAAAATGCCAAAGACTATCTAGACAATGCAGTAAGATGGGTCATCTATGCAATCATATTTGTATTCGACCCACTTGCAGTACTGTTACTCATCACTGCAACAGGATTACTTGCTAATCCAGCAGGTTCACACCCAAGACCCGTAATCAAGAGAAAAACCTCATTATTAGTACCAAAAGAAAGAATAAGTGACTTTACAAAAAACAGTTAATCTGTTATACTTAATATATTATGACACAATGGTTAGAGAGAAAATACTTGAATATGGTTCTCGCTTATCTACCCAACAGTAAATGGAAGAATGACACACTATTAAACCATTCTTGTCCATACTGTGGTGATTCCGAGACTAATTCCTACAAAGCACGAGGTTATCACTTCGTGGTTGAACAGTCGTATATCTACAAATGTCACAATTGTGGTGTATCTAAATCAAGTGTAAACTTCATCAAAGACAATTTTGCAGAGACACACAAAGAGTATCTCAAAGAGTGGTTGAAGGAAACAGGACGTGGTAAAAAAAGACCCACAAAAATGTTACCAAGTCACAAATTCAGGTTCACTCCGCAAACCAATCTTCTAAATACTACTGTCCACAAAATATGTGAAGACGCATGGAAGGTTGATATATCTTCCAAGTATCTATCTGAAAGGATGATACCCGAATCAAGTGAAATATACTATATCGATAGTAGTCAAAAACTTGCAGAGGTACATGCAAAATACAAGGATAGAGTACTGGGGTCAGACCCTAGAGTAGTATTACCATTCTACAAAGATGGTAAACTCATAGGACTCACTGGTCGTGCAATAAACGATAGTAAACTTAGATACCTCACCATGAGGTTTGATGATGAGACCCCGTTAATCTACAATATAGACAATGTGGATACAAAAAAGACAGTCTTCGTAACAGAAGGCCCGATAGATAGTCTTTTCCTACCAAACAGTATTGCTGTGGGTGGTAGTGATTTTAGTAAACTAGATAATAAATTGAAAAGGAATGCAATCCTAATATATGACAACGAACCACGCAATACACAAATCCTAAAGAAAATAAACTCAGTTATTGATGATGGGTGGAGTGTGTGCATTTGGAATACCAAACAAGTCAAAGGATTAAAAGACATCAATGATATGGTGAGAGGTGGATTGAGTGTTGACCAAATTATACAAACAATAAAGGACAACACACACTCAGGATTACAGGCAAAATTAAAATTGAAGGAGTATAAATGTTAGAGGGGATGTTATTTGGTATTATTGATAATGGGGTGCTAGCTGCATGTGCATTATTAGGAATAGATTTAGATAAAAAATTAAGTGGTAGTGGAGTCAATGGTGCATTATTCGGTGCAATGTTAGGAAATGCATTATCAGACGGATTAGGTGGATTAGTTGATTTTCCACTATGGATGACAGCAAATATTGTCATTGGATGTTTACTTGTAATTCCACCAGTATGGTTTTACACTAAGTGGAGTGGGAAATGAATGACCAGTTAAAAGTAATAAAAAGAAGTGGTGAGTCAAAACCCATAGATTTAGATAAGATACACAAAATGGTTGAAGCTGCAACCAAGAACATTACAGGTGTATCAGAATCATTGATTGAAATGAACAGTGGTTTACAATTCTTTGATGGTATCACAACAAACGACATTCAGAACATTCTTATCAAATCTGCATCCGATTTGATATCATTAGATTCACCTAACTATCAACAAGTTGCATCTAGATTATTACTGTTCTCTATTCAGAAGAGAGTGTTCGGTACTAAGTGGTCACACGATGACATCTATCCTTCACTATCAGAGATGATAAACAAGAACATAGAGAGGGGTGTATATGACAAAGAGATACTCAATCATTATACATCAGAAGAACTAGAGAAACTCAATGGTATGATAAGACACTCTAGAGACTTGAACTTCACATACGCAGGTCTAAGACAAGTAGTAGACAAATACCTATTACAAGATAGAAGTTCAGATGATATCTTTGAGACACCACAGTTCATGTACATGTTGATTGCAATGACTCTATTTAAGAATTACGGAGGAGACTTAGGTGATAGGTTAGACACTGTACGTAAATACTACAATGCAATCTCTAAGTTCAAGATTAGTATTCCAACCCCAATCATGGCAGGTGTGAGAACACCATTGAAACAGTTTGCATCTTGTGTTCTAGTAGACTCAGATGATACACTTGATTCAATCTTCAGTTCTGATATGGCAATCGGTAGATACGTTGCACAAAGAGCTGGTATTGGAATCAACGCAGGTAGAATCAGAGGTATTGGTTCACGAATCAGAGGTGGAGAGGTTCAACACACAGGTGTTATACCTTTCCTAAAGAAATTTGAATCTACAGTAAGATGTTGTACACAGAATGGTGTACGTGGTGGTAGTGCAACAGTACACTTCCCGATATGGCACCAAGAGATAGAAGACATCTTAGTGTTGAAGAACAATAAAGGAACTGAAGATAACAGAGTCAGAAAATTAGACTACAGTATTCAGTTAAGTAAATTATTTTATGAGAGGTTTTTAAAAAATGAGAACATCAGTTTGTTTAGTCCTCATGATGTCCCTGGCTTGTACGAGTCATTTGGTACAGATGGGTTTGATGAGTTATACGAGAAGTACGAAAGAGCTTATTCTGTCCCTAAAACCACAGTAAGTGCAAGAGACTTGTTTGGTAGTATGTTGAAAGAACGTGCAGAGACAGGTAGAATTTACATCATGAACATTGACCATAGTAATTCACACTCATCATTCACTGATAAGGTGAACATGAGTAATCTATGTCAAGAGATTACACTACCAACAGACCCAATCCAACACATTGATGGTAAGGGTGAGATTGCATTGTGTATTTTAAGTGCAATCAACGTAGGTACAGTAAAAGAAGAAGAGATGGAAGAGTTATGTGACCTTGCAGTCAGAGGTCTCGAAGAGTTGATTGACTATCAAGAATATCCTGTACCAGCTGCAGAGAGGTCAACACTTGCACGTAGGTCATTAGGTATAGGATACATTGGTCTTGCACATTTTCTTGCAAAGAACAAGGTCAAGTACGATGACCCCAAAGCATGGCAACTTGTACATGATTTGACAGAGTCATTCCAATACAATCTCTTGAAGTCATCTAATGAACTTGCAAGAGTTAAGGGTGCATGTGAATACTATGATAGAACAAAGTACAGTCAAGGACTACTTCCTATCGACCACTATAAGAAAGAGGTTGATGAATTAGTCAAACCAGTATACAAAAAAGATTGGGACAAACTAAGAAAGGATATCAAAGAACATGGTCTTAGACACTCCACATTAACTGCACAGATGCCCTCTGAGAGTTCCTCAGTCGTCTCTAACGCAACGAATGGTGTAGAACCACCTAGAGACCACTTGAGTGTTAAGAAGAGTAAGAAAGGCCCTCTTAAACAGATTGTACCTCAGTATACACTGTTAAAGAACTTTTACACATTACTATGGGATATGAAATCTAATGAAGGTTACATAAATGTTGTTGCAGTCATGCAGAAATTCTTTGACCAAGGCATCAGTGGAAACTGGTCATACAATCCCGAAAACTATGACAACAATGAAGTTCCAGTATCAGTAATGGCAAGAGACCTACTGAATACATATAAATATGGATGGAAGACCTCATATTATCAGAACACTATGGATGGTAAAACTGATGAGGTTGACATTGTAGATGAAAACTCTGCAATGAATGAATATATCCCCCCTATGATTGATACAGCAGGTGGTGATGAAGAAGACTGTGAGGCATGTGCAATATGAAGAAATATAGTATTTCTTATAAAACGGAGGGTAAACCTCGACCCGACATGGTCGTGACTGCAGAAGGACTACAATTCATGTCAGGTGGGTATGTTGTTCTCAGGAACTTCATTCCAAAAGAAATCATTGAGATGGTAAAGTCCACATGGAAGAGGTGGGAAACCAGTCAAAAAATCAATGAAGTCATTCCTAAAAACGTAGAATACGATACAGGTTCGGGTTCACCCAAAGACACTCATAACACTTCAGAGTCACCTTTGGACAACGCACCATGGGCAACTGCACTCCAAGACTGGGCAACTCCTAGACTTGAGGAAACGTTGGGTATTGATTTAGTAAGAACTTATGCATATTCACGTAAGTATAATCGTAATGGATACATGAAGGTACACTCTGATAGACCAGCGTGTGAGATTAGTTTTACTGCACCAATGGACTTTAAAACTGATTTTGGTAAACCATGGAATATATGGGTGGATGGTAGAGTGAATGCATTAAACGATGAACATATAATGGAACACTATACAACAGATGGTATGCAGAACTCAGGTATGGGTTTGAGACATGAAGATGTGGTATGGCATAACACTCAGGGGTTATCAATAAACAAAAGAAAACTAATTGAGGGGTTAAAACCTATATCACTAGAAGTTGGTGATGTGATGGTCTATCAAGGCCCTAATGTATTTCATTGGAGAGATAGATTAGTTGGTGATTATTCATATCATATATTTTGTCATTGGGTTAACGAGAATGGTCTCATATATCAAATGTGTCCCGAAGTGGAGAACGATGGTAGAGATAATTTTTATGAAGATTATAGTCAAAAGTCAGAGGATAGAAAGATAGCTTTGTCTAAAGTTGAAATGCATCCCGAGTTTGCACATATACCAAACAACTATCCAATTTCATTTCCAAATACAACAGTGAAGAACAGATTACCCCAACCATATGATACAGAAGCAGAGGTGAAAGAAATTGACAGTATTTAATAGAAACAAAGTAGACTTTACAAAGAACACTATGTTCTTTGGAGAACCATTGAACACTCAAAGATTTGACGAGTTCAAATATCCAGTATTTGATAAACTAACACAAACACAGTTGGGTTACTTTTGGAGACCCGAAGAAGTGTCTTTACAAAAAGACAGAAATGACTTTCAGTCATTGAACGAAGCACAGAAACATATCTTTACATCAAACTTAAGATATCAAACATTACTAGACTCAGTACAGGGTAGAGGCCCTGCTATTGCATTCTTACCATTTGTAACACTTCCTGAGTTGGAAGGTGCAATGGTGACATGGGACTTCATGGAAACTATCCATTCACGTTCTTACACTCACATGGTAAAGAATCTATATGCAAATCCAAATGAAGTGTTTGACACTATCGTAGACGAACCTGCTATTTTAAAACGTGCAGAGGCAGTTACAGAAAGATATGACAAATTCATAGATATCGGTAGACGTAAACTACTGGGTCTCAAAGTAGATGAGTATGAGTTATACAAATCATTATATCTTGCAATGATATCAGTAAACATACTAGAAGGTATTAGATTCTATGTGTCATTTGCATGTACATTTGGATTCGGTGAACTCAAACTCATGGAAGGTAGTGCAAAGATTATATCATTCATTGCAAGAGATGAAGCACAACACCTTGCAGTATCTACACACATTATCAAGAACTGGCAAAAACACGAAAATGACAAGATTATGTCAAAAGTTATAAAGGATACAGAACAAGAAGTGTATCAAATGTTCAAAGATGCTGTCGACCAAGAGAAAGAGTGGGCAGAGTATTTGTTTGAGAAGGGAAGTATGATTGGTCTATCTGCACCATTACTAGGTAATTATGTTGAATGGATTGCAAATAGACGACTCAAAGGAATAGGTTTTAAACCTATATATGATGTACCAGCAACAAATAATCCATTACCGTGGACTGAACACTGGTTAAGGAGTAAGTCCCTTCAAAATGCACCACAAGAGACCGAGATTGAGTCTTATGTGATAGGAGGGATTAAGCAAGATGTCAGTGATGACACCTTTGCAGATTTCGGTAAATTATAGGAAATATATAGTATGACATGGTATGACATATTTTGGGGTAAAGAAGAGGACATAGTAAAGAAACATAAGGAACAAAATCCTGATGCTGACCCCGCAGAACTTACAATTGATAATGCATATAGAACTAGATGGGTGTGGTATCACACCATCTTAGGATTATTATTGTTATTTACAAACTTATTTTTATTTGGTATTTTTTTACTATTAGCTTTTAAATTCTAATGCAAGTATTACTTTACGTAGATGATAGTGCAATGTCGATGAGGGCAGAACACTTGTCAAAGACACTAGACATATCGGAACATGAAATCCGAGTATATCGTTTGGGTGAAGACTTTAATTTTAAAGAAGACATACTTAAAAAATACAATAGAAATGACCTACCCGTCATGTTAATTGACGGTAAACCTAAATCGTGGGACAATTTTGTATCCACCTTAATGCCTAACATGGAGATAGAAACAAATGGATAAATTAGACATCGTATGCAGTGAGTGTGATGGAGAATTTAAGATAGAACACAAAATGGAAGGTTTGGAATACGACCCTATGTTTTGTATATTTTGTGGATATACATTACATGAAGATGACATAGAGGAGAGATGATAGAGCTCACCAATGCAGCGTATCAGAGACTTCTTGAACAGAAGGATAGAGAATCCTTTCAATTCATTAGATTGGGTATCACAGGTGGAGGTTGTGCTGGTTTCGAGTACGTCTTTGATTCTTGTGATTCTGAGTCTGATGATGATATTGTCATAGAGTGGAGTGAGGTTAAGTTTGTCATAGACAAGATAAGTGTTCCTTACTTAACTGGTATGACCCTTGATTATGTAAAAGAAGGACTGAATGAAGTGTTCAAGTTCATTAACCCAAAAGAAGAGGCATCATGTGGTTGTGGTGTTAGTATACAATTTGACCTAGAGAAAGTCAAGTTGGATGAAAAGAAGATATTTGCTATAGAACTATGACAGAAGAAAGATTTGAATATGGTATACGTTTAACAAATTTCTTTCCACAAGACATATTGGATGGACTATTAGAATTCATCAAGTCAGATACACCACCCGAAAATTATAAAGGTGTTCCCTTAAGTAAAACCGTTAATGATTCAGATGTTGACCTTACAAATGTAATAGTAAAACCATGTGATGAAAAGTTAGGTCAATATCACGCAGAAAAATTCCCTATAGTAAAAAAAGCTCAAGACTTCGTTACACGATATTTCCACACCCATGAAGATAGTATCATAGTCAAAGAGGGTAATGGATGGGTAGACTATGACGTAGATGAGTCACCTTATACCTGTGTTGGTGAACTACAAACAACACCACCTCGTTGTAGATATGGAGTACATCAAGACACTCCATCGAAAATGCATACACTTATCATATACCTACACCCACAGGAAGGTAATGGAACCAAGTTTTTTAGTGAGTTGAACCCTGATAAGACTAGAGGTATCGGGGGTGTAGAAGACAAATGGGGTATCAACTGTGGATATTGGATGGGAATTGACAGAGAAAGACCCTATCATTCTTATCAAAATGATACAGATGAAACACGATGGATATTCATGTACAATCTAGGTAAAAAAGTCAAAATACCCCTTGACAATAGGTAGTACTTTTTGTTATTATAACAGTATGGAAAAAGAAGTGAAAAACGTGAAAAGAATCTTTCTAGATATGGATGGAGTCCTAGCAGACTTTCTCGGAGGGGTTGCAAAACCCGAGATGATTGGTCATGCATTAACTAATGATGCACATGGACACAACGAATACGACTTAAGAAAGGAAGAACTAACAAACAAGAGACTGTTTGCAAAACTAGAACCTCTCAGTGACATGTATGACTTGATTGCATATGTCAAACACTGTAATGTACCATGGGAGATATTGACTGCAGCAGGTAAGGTTAACAGAGAACTCGTTGTCTATGACAAGAACGAGTGGATTAGAAAACATGTTGACCCTTGTGTAGTAGTTACTTGCACTATGGGTGGTAAACAGAAAGCTGCATTTGCATACAAGGGTTCTGTTCTTGTCGATGATAGACTAGAGAACATTGATGCATGGGAGAACGCAGGTGGGATTGGTATCCTACACACCACTGCAGAGAGAACTATCAAGAAACTAAAAGAACTTAGAAAAGACGACTAAATACTCATATGGATAGATTATGGAAATATTTGGTCAGTCTTTTTGCAACCCGATATAAGGTGACGGTATCGTTTAACTCAGAATATGGGGACAACGATGATAGGACTTATATAACCAAGAAGATATTAATCCAAAAAGAGAAACATCTCAAGTTTAGAGATGAGAATAACAAAACGATAGAATATAGGTCTTCATCGGGTTTGAACTATATTATAGAGGACGTATAAATGAATCAATTTTTCATTGCAATTATACTGGTATTAGGATTAGGTTCATGGTATCTGTATAACGAGAATCAAACACTCACTGCAAACAACATCAAGTTGGAAGGTGCAGTAGAGGAACAAAAACAAACTATGGTTGCCCTACAAGAGTCATACGAAAGACAGGGTAAAGCATTAGGTAACTTACAAAGACGAAATAACGAAATCGAAGCAGATAAAGCTAGGTATCTAGAGATATTCTCTAAACACAACTTAGATAAACTTGCATTAGTGAAGCCAGGGATGATAGAGACCCGATTTAATAATGGAACTGCAGAAGTATTTAAGGAGATAGAGAATGACACTAAAGAATTTAGGAATTCTGAGTCTACTAGTTCTAACGACTAGTTGTTCACTACTACCAACCAAACAGGTAGAGATTGTCTCTAAACCATTAGAGATAGATATTATTCAACCCGAATTACCAAGACCCCTACAACTAACACCACCTAAATGGTATGTGGTATCTGAAGCACGGATTGCAAATCCTTGTATCAAGAGATTACAAGATGATGGTTCTATGAAGAGACCAAAGGATTGTTTACAAGAAGACAGAGAGAATCCTGATTGGCCTGAAGGTTATACCTATCTAGACAGATTCATGGACACCATGAAGGAACAGAACAAGGGAGACGTAGTATTTGTTGCAACGTCCATTGGTGATTATAAAGTCATGTCAACAAACATGCAAGAACTTAGACGATACATCAGAGAACTTGGTGAGGTCGTTGTATACTATGAAGACGTAACACGTAAACTTGAGGAAGACACTAAGTAATGTTATCTAGAAAACCCAACGATGAAAGACCATCATTGAGAACAGTCACACCTTCAGATAGAGAACTCCAAAGTGAGAGAGAATCACTCATCAAATCACTGGATGTAGAACATGAGATTCCAGCAGATGTACCTGAAGATGCACCAATCCAAACACCACCTCGTATAGAGGAAAAACCAATTCACACATACACTCCACCACCAGTGTTGGGTAAAAAACCACCACACGCTGCACAGGGTGATAACCCTATGGAAGTTCCTGTGTTGGAAAATCAGAGACCATATAAAGGTGAATTGTTTCCTATATTTGAAACACCAATGTTTAAGGGTGTAATTGACACTTGCAATAGAGATGATGTCATAAGGGATATCAGAAAATTGACTGACGTGGTTAAAGAAACACACCCACGTTTAGATGAGTGTTACACCACATACTTCTCTAAGAAAGCACGTGCAATGATGTATGAGATGCAGTGGTACAAAGACTTCGAGATGAATATCAAACAGACATATAGAGAATATATGGAACATGTATGGGATGATTATATTGCAGACGATGAACACGTTCATTTGTTTGCATGGGTCAATAGATATCAAGGAAGAAACTCTCACAACTATCATATTCATAATGGTTCTACAATCAGTGGAACATGGTACATCAAGGCAGATGGGAACAATGACATGCCTATCAAATTTGTCAACCCACAAGCTCAAATGGCAATGAAGATGAATGAGTTAGAATACAAGAATGTTGAACTCAAATATGACTCACCTGAGTTGAGTACTAACAAAGCATGTAGGTTGGGTACCAGTGGTTTTACACATGAGTTACATATACATCCGAATTGTATGGATTTCCTATTATGGCCTTCATGGTTATATCATGGTGTAGAGGGTCAATCAGAGGAAGGATACAGTGAAAACTATGAACGTATTTCTCTCTCATTTAATCTTGCACATCACAATCCAAGACCAATCAATGAATCAGACAAATCATATGAACAATTGATGCAAGAACATGAAGAGGAACTTGAGGAAAAAAGAAAAAATGAAAGAACCAATTAATTTCGATACACTATTTCAATTTGCACCCGAGTGGGATGTAAACTGGGACGGAGATAACAAGACCATTACCATAGACAACTTCTATGACGACCCCGATGCAATCTATGAGTGGTTGCAACAACAAGACTACCCAAGATGGAAATACCTCGATGAGGATAACACAAGAAATGGTATTGATTATGATGATTGTCGTTTGATTCACTCATGGTCATATGGTCTGAAACAAAACACAGAAAACTATTTCGGTAGTATCCTAGACACTTGTAGACGACACTTTTGGAAAGGAAACTATCAGTTCGACCAAGTGTTCGAGTTCAACTGTTTTAGAGCTCTCAAGGATTTTAAACCAACCGAACAACACTTCCCACACTTAGATGACGATATGAGAACACCTGATGACCATTCAGTTCTCAACCTAATCGTGTTTATGGACAAAGATGGTAATGGTGGAACAGACATCTATGAGGGTAATTTCCCCGACAACAAAGAACATGAAAACCTCATGTTTGACTTTGACCCTAACGTACACAAAACAGTTCGAAAAATGAAACACAAATTCAATCGTGCAGTCATCTTTGCTGGTAACAGAATGCATGGTGCAGTGATTGACGATTACGAACATTATAAGAACAACTGGAGATACAGTCAAGTGTACTTCTTGTATCCCGAGAGACGTTACCATGATGACGACAATAGACGAGACACACGAGACGATTAGATGTTACGTGTGTAACAATCAACTAAAACGTGAAGAGATAAAGTATCACACCCCGATACAAAATGGAAGTGTAAAGGTATTCTGTGATGCATATTGCAGTTTAAAATATTATGAAAACATCAAGTGCAAAAGCAAAAGGTCGTAGACTACAACAGTGGTTTGCAAATAAACTAGTAGAACATCTCGACCTAGACCCCGAAGATTTAGAATCAAGACCTATGGGTTCTCAAGGTGAGGACATTATTTTAGGAAAACAGTCTAGACAAATCTTCCCATATAGTGTAGAATGTAAGAATCAAGAAAAATTAAATGTTTGGGATGCATATAACCAAGCATGTGAGAACAGTGGTGACTATGAACCTATTGTTGTCATGAAGAAGAATGGTAAGAAACCATTAGTCGTAATTGATGCAGAGAGATTTTTAGATGTTTTACGTAAGACGTAACTATACAAAGGAAGAGAAAGCACGAATAGCTGAGTTACCTCAGTTTAATTCTGATGCATTCGAATGGGGACAAGACCCACGTAGAATCAACTCATATCGATGGGATGAACTATTGATATTATCACCACCACGTTGTGCAACTCAAACAGTGTTGGTTAGTATACAAGAGTTTATGAAGACCAATGCAGCTGCATCTAAGTCAGAGATACTCAAATTCGGTTATGGTAAACCAGTTGAATGGTATAAGGACAACAAACCAAAGTTTTATAATGAGATTCTTGCAAATGTGGAAGGATGTCAGAAGTTCTGTGTTGTCAGAAACCCCTATAAGAGAGTAGTGTCATCATTATATGCACTTCATAAAGCACACCCGACACTAGGATGGGACAAAGGTTACGCTGTCAATAGAAAGAGATTCTTACAGACAGTGTATGGTGTTCATCAATATAAGTTCTGTTATTTCGAACATGGAGAACAGTTGAATTGTGCATTTTTCAAATTAGAGGAGATAGTAGATAAACTCCTGAGTGTTGCACACTATGAGTTTGACATGGACGATGCACAAAACGTCACACCAAATCGTCTAAAGTATCGACTCACACATGAAGAGTATGATATGATATCATATGACTTTGCCCAAGACTTCAAATGGTTAGGATACCAACCAGTAAAACTATGAGTAACGATATAAAGAATTGGGACAAATTTCAGTGGGTGCAAGGTAAGAAACACCCCGATGATAAGATACTACTGTTCAATGGTGTTGCAGTAGAGTTCAGAGATGTTGCAATGATGTGTCTATTTTTCATGCAGAATGAGGACACTCTCTATCCACCACCACAGTTTAAAGGTGCAGACATGTTCAAGGACTATATCAAAGAGACACTAGAAACACGTAAGATACCAACACAAGACAAATACAAGATAAAGAAACGATGAGTGACATAAAGTTTAGTAAAGAAGAGATAGAGAACAGTAAACGTATATTTAAGAGTGCAACTCCTAAGTATACACTTGACTGGTACGTGAAATGGGTTGCATCCGTGTTTGTGATGATTGCCATGAGTATGAGAGGTGTAGAAGAGTTCGTCATGTACGACTTGTCACTATCCATCATCGGTATTGCACTATGGTTGTGGGTATCGATACTATGGAACGATAGAGCTCTAATCATTCTTAACGGTGTCGGACTATTGTTTTTATTACGTAACTTTGTGGAGAATATATTATTATGAGAATACTAGAGAGTATGTTAGGACACTTTAAAATAGAGAAGGAGACGAACTTTTCTGATTGCATTGCACAGTATATCTATGACCGATACATTGTCACCAACACCCGTACAGGAAGTGTAACACTATATAATAGTGAATGGTATACAAGGAAACAGGTAATCGATTTCGTGACAAAACTACATAAGGAGTCTGAATGACAACTGAACTATATTTGATACACATCGTCTTCATTGCATCATGTGTTTACTTCTCATATATGAGTGGTAAGAAGACTGCAAAACGTGAATACGAAGACTTTATTATACGAGAGACAAGAAAAAGACTAGACAGATGAAGGTACTGGTCATGGGTTTACCTAACAGTGGTAAGTCGACCATCAGTAGAGAACTCTCCTATCATTTCCTAGTCCCACACTACAATGCCGACACTCTTCGAGAGAAGTGTAACGATTGGGATTTTAGTAAAGAAGGACGTATGAGACAGTCTTATCGAATGTCTTTTTATGACTTCGGTATTATGGACTTCATCAGTCCTCTCTATGAGACAAGACGTATCATCGATGCAGACTTCACCATATGGATGGACACGATACAAGAGAGTGAATACCAAGACACCAACAATATATTTGAACCACCGACAGAGTACGACATACGAGTGACCAAACATATACCGATAGAATTCCTAAGAACGAATCTAGGAATGTATCAACAAGGACTGAAAGGATT